TCACGCATTGCGCATCCTCGCATCCTTGGCGGACGGCACTCCGGGACCTGCTGGTCCGGTCCGTGGTCCGAACCCCGGCCACTCCTCCGGCTCGTCGGCGAAGCGCATCAGCTCCCAGACCAGCGCGCGGTCGACCCGTTTGCGCTGCATCGTCCGGGTGTAGATCTCCAGGGTGAGGCGGGCATCTTTGTGGCCGACCTGCCCCATCACCCATGCCGGATCGCGGCCTGCCATGAAGCAGAGCGAGACGAAGGTCACCCGCAGCGAGTGCGGGGTGACGGGAGGCAGCAGCATCTTGTCTTCGGCCTCCCGACGAATATTGGTCCGCTTGACCACACCGTCGATCATCCGGCGGATGTTCTCCTGCGTCATCCGGGTGCCCTTGCTGGTCGGGAACATCGGCTTGCGGGCGCTCAAATTCCGGCCGCGCGACGGCGATGCGGCGACGTGACTTCGCAGTTCGTCCGTGAGGTAGGCGGTCAGCTCGACATCGCGCTGGCCGGCCTCGGTCTTCGACGCCGGGATCCGCCAGCGGTCGCCCCCGGCCAGGTCGTACTCGCCGCGGTCGGACTTCAGGGTTTCGCTGATGCGAGGGCCGCCGAGACAGAGGAGCGCAAGGAGTTCGCGCCGTCCGTAGCACTGGTCGGGGCGCTTCCGTTTGACCAGCTCCGCCTCCCACTCGCCCGCGACCTCCAGCAGGTCGAGCACCATGTCCGGCTCGAGCCAGGGGCGACGTGACTTCTTGACCTTCATTTTGGTGCCCTTGGTCCGGGCGGGATTGCCGGAGAGCAGCTTGTGGCGGACGGCAAGGTCGAGGATCTGCGCGAGGACTTCGAGCACCATGTTCACCGACCGGGGCGACAACGTTTTCTTGGAGCCCACCTTGCGATTCCTGGCCGGCTGCGCGGCGAGGTGGTCGCGAAGTTCGTCCACCCAGACCTCATCGATCTCGGCGGTCGGGGTGTCGCGCCGAAACCCGTAAATCTTCTTCATGCGCCATTCGTAGTCGGCCTTCGCGTTGGCCTCGATTTCCGTCTGCTTGCGAATCCACCAGCGCGAGAGCGTCGCGTGGATCGTCTCGTTCCGGTCCGGGCCGTCGGACTCCTGCTCGACCGCAACCTCTTCCTCGTCCGGAGGCACCCAGGTGCCGCGGCGGATCCGTTCGATGATCGCCTCGGTCTCGACCTCGGCACGCTCCCGGTTCCATCCTTCGCGGTTGGTCCCGAAGGTGATCCAGATCTTGCGGCCCTTGTAGGGGACGCGCGCGCGGAAGCTGACGGTCTCGCCGTCCTTCCAGGGGTCTTCCTTGATCGTCCCGGTGGGTGCCCGTGGCACGGGCAGCACGCTAATGACTGTCCTGCGGCTCCCAGAGCTCGACCCCCGCCGGGATGAGCCGCCGGCGCGGTCGTTGCGGCTTTTTCGGTGCCTGGGACGCCTGTGCCAACCGCTGTCGCTGCTTGTAGGCCGCGACCCCCTCAGGCTCGAAGCGAATCTGCGATCGACTGGTCCGGCCCATGCGGATGCCGCCGAGGTCGGCCGCATTCTCGCGCACCCACTCCTCGGACATGGCCAACTCGGCAGCCACCTCCGCCGTCGTCCAGAGTGCCACCGCCGCTAGTCCTCCGCCCCTTCCGGTGCCGGCATGTCGTTACCCCCACCCCCGCCATAGGAGGAGGGCTGGGCCGTTTCCCCGGTGCTCAGCGGCTGCTCCGCGAAGTCGTAGCGGAGGGTTTCGACTCTGCCGGGACACCGCTTGCCGGTGGGCGTGTTGTGGTCCAGATCCAGCCGCAGGGCGCGATAACGGTCATCACGACCGCAGACCGGGCAGAACCGCAGTGAGACGTGAATCGGCGGGAAGTATGCCTTGGTGTCAGCCACCATGCCCTCCCTCGGTGCTGTCCGATCCTGCCGCAGGCCCGCGAAGGTGGATGAAGTTCTGGACGGCCGCCCGGATCGCCGCCCCCTCGGAGTTCTTCTTGGCGAGCCCGGGCTTCAGGTCACCGCGGCCGACCTCGGAGCAGCGAGCCGCCCATCCCGGCCCGGTCGCGTCCTGCTCGACCTCGACGACCAGTTGGTAGATGACCTTGTTCGTCCTCAAGGCCGCTCCCCTCCCTCAGTGGAGTCGGCCAGGGCGGCGAGGGCGTCGGCCATCCGGCGGGAGAAGCCAAGGCTCTCGCATCCCTCGGCACGCCGTTTGGCGAAGGCGGCGACTGCGATCTTGGCCGCCTCGTCGCTCCTCAACCACTCCCGTAGTCCCTCAGCGTCCCCGGCAGGGCGCTCGGCCAGCTTGGCGGCGACGGCTTCGAAGCTGGGGCGCAGTGCCTCGTCGGTGCTACCACAGGGCCACTCGAAACCGTCCGGTAGCCCTACCTCCTGTTCGAACGCCTCGGCGGCGACGGCCAACATCTCGTCGCTGACCAGCCGCTTGCGGTCCTCCTCGGTGAACTCGATCATTCTCATCGTCCAGACCCCGCGAAGGCGGCACCGATCCAGTCGTCATGGCGCGTCGGGGGGATGAAGCCACCGACACCGGGGATCGGTAGTTGCCCGGCCTGCTCACGGTGGAAGCCGTCGAAGTGACGGACGGCGCGGTCGCGCGCCTCTTCCAGGCCTTCGAGCATCCGGTCGGCGGCAACCTCGGCGTAGTAGGAGAACGGCTGAGTCATCGCTGCTCCTTTCCGGCCAGGACGGCGTCGAATTCGCTCTCAGGAGGGTGGGCGGCCCAGACGAGCTTCTCCTGCCCCGTCTCGGCATAGGTATCCACGCGAGGGCGCGCTTTCGAGGAGTCCGCCCAGCTGCGCCCCTTCCGTTCTCCGATCAGCCGATAGCCAGCGGCGCGGAGGCTTGAGCCGCTCTCCGATTTCAGGGTGTAGGTGAACAGGCGCAGCCAGCCAAGAGCCTTCGCTGCCCGCCACGCGGCGCCATAGAGTGCGGAGCAGGCGTTATCGCAGCCATCCGTGGCGACCCGGTTGGCTTCCAGGGTCCATTCGTCGTCCCATTCGATCGAGACAGGGCGCCCGACCATCGCGACGCCACGGATGCGGCCAGCCTCGTCGGCGACGCCGAGCTGGAAGACACTTCCCGGCGGCGGCGGAAGATGGCGATGAATCATGCGAACGTACGCCTTGGCTTCGTCGCGCTTCACCGGAACGATCGTCAACCGCTGCTGAACCGTCACCGTCACGGTCGCTCCTTTCCGGCCAGGGTGCGGAGGAAGTCGGCGTGCCCCGGCACGAGCTTGCGGGGCGCGTGATCCATGAACAAGGCGATCTCCAGCACCCGCTCCTGCTCCTCGTCGGTGAGGGTGGAGGGGGCTGGCTTGCGGCGAATCAGCTCGTGGACTTCACACAAGTGCTGTGCGGCCGTCGCCCACTGCTCTGGAAGAGCGTGGAGGGTCGAATCGAAATGCTCGCTGACCCGATATCCGCTGGTCCACGAACCCTCGACCGGGAGGATTTCTAGGAGCGCCGTCAACAACAACTCAGCGCGATCCCGCAGCTCCCCATCCCCCGAGGAGACCTGGGGCCGAACCGCTTTCCTCTTCGCGAGAAACTCGCGATCGCCGGGGAATGGTGATCCCGAAGCCAGGCGCCGTTCCGCTTCCGCGACGGCCGAGGAGACCTGGGGAGCACTCTCGCGACCGACGAAGTCGATCGGGCCTTCGGACAGCGACGGCTCCGAGGAGACCTGGGGAGCCTCCTGGTTGCATTCGCATGGCGCGTCGTAGTACCAGTTGTGGCACTCGCAGCGTTCGTGGAGCCGGGCGGTTTCACCGGGCATCGGCTCTTTCGCTGCCTCGTCGGCGGCCTCTTTCAGGCCCCGCTCGACAACCTCACGAAGATCCTGGGGAGCCTCCTGGTCGTGGGGATGGGCGGCGAGGGCGTAGACCTGCGCTTCCTGACCGGCGACGTCATGCGTGCCATCCGCCGCCGCCCAGTACTCCTCTGGCAGATCGGTGTAGCGACGGAGCGTGATCGACTCGGGCCAGCCCGCTCCCTCCCCTTCACCTTCCTCTCCTGAGGGCCGGGCGAGCGGGAGCGGGTTGTGTAATTCGCACCCTCCCTGACCGTCCGGGTAGCGGCTGTTGTCGCAAGTACACGGCGGGTCCCACTCCTCCCCCTCGTCCTCCTGGGACTCCTGATCGTGGAGGGTGGCGAGGGCGGCAGTTACTTGCGCCAGATATTTCTCTTCGAAGCTGGACCCGGCACCGTGTGGTCCGCGACGGTTCTCCCAGGCCGCGTTGATCGCCTCCTTGCCCCTCAGCGCCTCCTCCACTTCGGCCAGCGTCTTCTTGCGGACCAGTGGCACAACGGCGGCGACGGCAGCGTCGAAGTCCAACTCCTCGCCGGTGAACTCCTCGCCGCACTTCAGGCGACTCCCGGCAGCGGCGTCCATCGCGGCGTCGACCCAGGCCTGCGGTACCCGCTCCTGCTCGGCCATCAGTTGCCTTCCTCTGCCAGTAGCGCCGTATTCGGCCTGCGCGCGTCCGCGATGTCGTTGACCTGCACCATCCAGCGCTCCAGGTCCCGACGGCGTTTGTCGAGCTCGTCGATGGTGCGGGGCGTGGAATGGTTGAGGTCGCAGGCGCGCTCGGAGATCCGGAAGATCTGCGACATCGCCTCTGCTTCCTGCTCCTGCTCGGGCATCAGGGCGCCTCCCGGGTGATTACGGTTCCGGCAGGGACCTTCATGTCGAGCCGCATCGAGTAATCGGTGTAGGCGCCCAGCCTCAGATCGAAGGCGGTGACGGGCACGCTCTCGTCAATCTGGGCGACCTTGATCCCCCACGTTCCTCGGGCGCCGTAGCTGACGACGACCCTCAGGCCCGCGACGACGAAGGCAGCCAACTCGGCGTTGTACTCGTCGCAGCCGGGCACGTCGCCCACGACCTCGACCAGGTCGTCGCTCGCGCCATAGAACGCGATCCGTTTCATCTCCTGCTCCTGCTCGGCTCGGTCAGGCTGGTTCTGGCGCTTGGCCTCGGCGTAGTCGAAGCCCTCGGGCGGCGTCTCTGATTCAGCTTGCATGGTGGGTCTCCTCGGGAAGCATTGAATGGAGCGCGGCTAGCCGCTGGACCTCGGCGGCATCGTGTTGGGCGCTGGTGACCCAAGCGCTCCGCCGGGACTCGTCGCTTTCTTGCACCGACATGGCGGAATGCTCGTTCCAGTGCGACCACTCGCCGCCCCATTTGAGGGCCATCTCCAGCGCCTCGGCTTTCGTGCGCGGCCTGCTGGTCGGGGTCAGTTCGGCTCGGTCAGGCTCATGCATGGTGGGTCTCCTCGTTCAGTTCCGCGCAGTGTTTTCGGGCGGACTCCTCGTCGTCGTAGGCGGCGGCGCGCACCTGTAGCTCGGTGTCCACGACGACCCAGTCGGGCAGCCAGCCCCAAGCTGGGCCGCGCGCGTCTCGAACCTCGTATCTCGGCTCGGCCACGGTTCAGTCCTCCTCCCCGGAGCGCTCGAAGTAGTGGGCGACCGATTCGTTCGGACCCAGGCCGCGGGCGGCAGGCGTGACGCCGATGGCATCCCTCGTCTCGAATTCCTCGCCGCCGACGACCATCACACTCGGTTCCGGCGCAAGCTGGGCGCCCTGCATCCAGCGGTCGATGCACCGCTGGTCCATCCCCTGCTCCTCCATGTCCCGCATCGCCTCGGCGCGGGTGCAGATCAGGCCGCCGTAGAAGATCGGCTCGTTGAAGAAGTCGGTGACGACGCTACGCTTCGCGGTGCTGGTCACGGGGTCTACTCCCTTGACTAGGGCGGCCGGAAGTTGGCGCTTCGCGGGCCGCGTTTTCGGTAGCGCAGATACTACCACATCTGCGACAGTGCAGGTGCTATCATCGCCGCCATGGCCAAAGAGAAGCCCGCCGTCAAAACCCTGCGCGTCCCCCGCGACATGGCTCCGCTCATCACCGCCGAGGCCGAGCGCCAAGGCATCCCCGAGAACCAGTGGATGCTTGCCGTCCTCGCTGCTGCAGTCGGCTACAAACGCCCGAAGAAGTAGCCCCCTCACGACCCCGACTCCTCCCCGGGCTGGTCGGTCTCTTTCTGTGAGAGTGCGGCGACCCGGACCTTGTCGCTGACAGTGTCGGCGATAGCGCACACCGCGCCGTGGTCGGCAAAGGTCGGTTCGCCCTCCTCGTCCAGCAGTCCCATCGCCTCGATCTCGGTGCAGATCTCGTGGCGGATCGTCAGGAGGATCGGCCCGTCTTCGTCGAGCAACCTCCGCCGCTCCCCTTCGGCTCCCTTCTGTTCGTAGTGCTTGGCGAGAAACGGCAGGGCAGCGTCTAGATCGCGGCGCGCTTCGTCTATCCACGTCTGCCGGTCGGGCGGGAAACTGGCGCTCCAGTCCGCCTGCCCCTTGAGCCGCCCGTTCACCTCCCACGTCGAACGGGCTAGGGCTTCGATAGCCTCCGAGAGCCGGTCGGCCTTCTGCTCGGTGCTAGGCATCGTCGTCTCCGTTCAGGTAGGCGGTGAGGTTCTGGATCACATCGCCAGCACCGACGTGCTTGCCTACTGCAAGGTGGTCAAGGCCGTCGGGGGCGTTCTTGAGTTCGTGGTCGCGGCGTTTCCTCAGCCAGTCGCGCACGTCGGCGAGCGTGCGGTTGTGGCCGAGCAGCTTCGGCGGATCGGTGCGTCCGGCGAGGATGCGGAGGAAGCGGGCGTCCCGGCCGTCCTGGTCGAAGTGGCGGCGGAACTCGGCCGGGAGGTGTTCCAGTTCGCCGGCGATTTCGATGAGCCGCGCGCGGTCGTCGTCGGTCAACAGCTCGGTGGGCATCTAGGCCACCGCCTCCACGTCTTCGAGCGAATCGAACAGCGACGGCATCGACTGCTTGCGCTCCTCCGCCTGCAGGTAGGCGACCGCGTCGAGGAAGTAGTTCGGGTCATCCGTCGGCTCGGGGCCGAGCAGCTCTCGCTCCGTGTTCGCCCGGCTATGGACCCAGCGGTGGCAGCGCTGGCAGAGCAGGCGGAGGTTTCGCACCTCGGTCCGCAGCGCGATGACCGCGAAGCTGATCAGGTGGTGGATGTGGAAGCGGGTCGTCTTGCGATCGATGGTGCGGAAGTCGAGTTCGCACCGCTCGCAGCAGCCGTCCGCGCGCGCCCACACCGCCTTGACCGCCGCCTTCCACCGCCGGGTCCGATAGAAGGCCTGACGCTCCGGGGTGACGCCCCCCTTCCAGTTCGGATTGTCCTCCGGCGCCGCGTCCTTCAGCCAGTGCTTACCGTCACGCAGGTACGGCACAGCACCGCGGGCGATCGACGCGGCGCGGATGCGCGCGACCGCCTCGGGCGTGTGGCCGCGGCCACGTAGGGCGCCTTGGCCCCTCTTGCGGTTGGCGACCGACTCGCGCGTACATCCATGCGGCCGGGTCGGGATCTGGAACTTTCGCAGCCACCAATGCACGGTCTTCGTGTCACGACCGACCATCCGTCCGATCTCAGGACACCCGCGTTCCAGGGTGACGTACTGGTGCTCCAGCCAGTCCCGGGTCGGCGGCCAGCAGGTCCGTGCGGCAAGGTCAGGCAACGTCGAGCTCCAATCCGATCTGCTCGCTCTCGGTGGCGGCCGCAGCGAGGTTCTTGAGGGCCTGTCGGTAGTAGCTCGGCTTGAGCTCGACGCCAATCCCGCGGCGACCTCCTGCCACGGCGCCGTAGACCTCGGAGCCCACGCCCATGAACGGGGTCAACACCGTCTCGCCGGGGTTGCTCCAGAGGATGAGGGCGCGATCGATCACGTCGAGTTGCAGCGGGTGGACGTGCTTCTCGTCCTCTTCGTCGCGGGCCTCGCGGAAGGGCAGCACTCGATCGAGCCGGACGTCGTCCCAGAAGGCCGAGGCGTACTGCCGCCAGATCCAGTGCGAGTAGCGATTCCCGGTCTGCTTGCCGGTCCAGCCGCGGAAGGGCTCAAGTTCGGCGGGGACCTGCCGCTCGCCCGCGTAGACCGTCAGCCCGTTCGGGTGGCTGATCGGCACGGGGTTTTCACCCTCGCGGCGGAAGACCAGTAGGTAGTCGGCGGAGGCGACGGTACAACGGGAGGAGTCGTCGACGATCGTCCGGTGGGCGAGTCCCTTCTTGAGGGTTCGGTTGCGGACCGTCAGCGGCTCCTTCCAGACGTGGTAGCGGGCGATGTAGTGGAAGCCGAGCCGCTCGTGCAGGCGGATGATGTCCCCGGGAAAGTCGACCAGCGCGTCGTTCTTCCCGGTGTTACCGGTCGGCACATCCATGCAGTGGACGGCTGAGATCCGGCCGGGCATCGTCAGCCGGGCGATCTCGGCGACGACCAAGCCGTAGTGCTCGAAGAACTCGTCGTAATCGCGACTGTTCGACAGGTCGCGCTCGCTCGACGTGTACTGGTAGAGACCCGCGAACGGCGGCGAGTAGATCGACAGGTGAGTCGAGCCGTCGGGGAGCGTCGGCAGGACCTCCATGCAGTCGCCGCAATAGGCGGCGTAGTCGTCGGTGATCTCCTGGGTCAGCACATCGCCAGCCATGCCGGCACCTCCACTTCCTCGTCGTAGTCATCGGTCCTCTGGACCTCGAGGCCATCACGCATGTGGGCGACGAGGGCCTCGAACATCCGGTCCGCCTGCTCGCCCTTGCGACGGAGGTTCTCCATCGCGCCGGCCCCGCCCTCCGTCGTCACCAGGTCGACGCGGACGGGCTCGGTCTGCCCGAACCGCCAGAAGCGGCGCACCGCCTGGTAGTACTGCTCGTAGGAGTGGCTCGGGAAGAACGTCGCGCGGTGGCAGTGCTGCCAGTTGAGCCCCCAGGCGCCGATCTTCGGCTTCGTGACCAGCACCCGGATATCGCCGCGCCCGAAGGCGGCAAGCTTCTCCTCCTTGACCTCGGAGGGATCACTGCCCCGAACCTCCACGGCGCCGTCGATCAGCTTCGTCAACAGGGCGCTCTCGTCGTTGAGTTGGCACCAGGCGACCCCGGGTTCGGCGTCCTCGAGCAGATCGGCAGCCCGCTCGCATCGCTCGTCCAGGGTGCGGCGAAGCTCCTCGCGTTCCTCATGGAGGCCGACCGCCGGGCCGTCGAAGAGCGTGCCCTCCCGCTCGGTCGCCGCGGCGACGAGGACCTCGCGCTGCTCAAGCGGAGGCAGTTCGAACCCGTCATCGGAGAAGCCGAGATCGGAAGGCTTGCGCATCGCGCGCCCCCAAGAGGCGACCCAGCGCCAGAACTGCTCTTCGGCGTGACCCTTGAATCGCCAGTCGGGGCCGCGGCGGTGGTGACCGTGCGGCACCTTCCCGTCGTTGACGAAAAACCGGCTCAGCATGTCCATGTAGCCGAGTTGACCGAGGGCCTCGCTCGAGGTGCCGAGCTCGGTGTAGTCGTTGGGCGCCGCCGTCGCCGTACTCAGCAGACGGAATCGCATCTGCCGCATGAACTCGGTGACCAGGGCGCGACGCTTGCCGTCGAAGGCCTTGATCGCGCTCGACTCGTCGCAGACCGCGCCTGCGAAGTCGGCTGAGTCGAAGAGATGGAGCCGGTCATAATTCGTGACGGTGACCCCGGCAACAACCGCCCCATCCCGCGACGTGGCCGCTTCGATGCCGAACTTCGCGGCCTCCTCCTCCACCTGGAAGGTCACCGCGAGCGGCGCGGCGACGATCACCGGACGACCCGTGTGCAGTCGCACGTTCTCCGCCCACGCAAGCTGCATCAGCGTCTTCCCCAAGCCGCAGTCCGCGAAGAGCGCGCCGCGGCCGCGACGGATCGCCCATTCGACCAACGCCGTCTGGAAGTCGAACAACTGGTCGGGCATCCAGATCGGGTCGAACCCCGCATCGCCATCGAACTGCGCCTTGCGAGCGAGGAAGTCGGTGTAGGTGGTCATGCTGCGACTCCCTCCTGCTCGCCGCAGCAGGCCACGAGAAAGTCAGGGTTGCCGCCCAGCCCCGCGATGATCGCCTTCAGCTTCTCGAAGTGGGTGCGCTGCGCGGGCGCGACGGGGCCGTCACCCCACTCCGCGTCCTCACGGATGTAGTAGCGACAGTAGGTCTCGGTCGCCGAGTACGCGTGTGCGAGGTCGCGCGCGTCGGCGATGTGCGGCTCGTGCTCGCGCTGGAGGCGGAGGCCCTTCAGCAGGGCCGGCCAGGAGGCGTAGCGCGCCTCGGCGCGGCGGCCGACACAAACTCCCTTGGCGTCGTGCCAGATTTCACGGGCGCCACCAACGCAGTCGTCCGGCTTCGCGTCGAGCGGCAGTGGGCTGGGCTGCGTCCAGCTCTTCCAGCGGATGATTCGTTCGGCCTCGGCCAGCGCAGACAGCCACTCCTCATCGGTGTGCATCGATTTGGGCAGCGGCGTCGGGACGAACGTGTGGGTCGGGACGGACGGAGCTGAGGCGCCGCGACGCACGATCTCCGCCGTCGGCTCGACGGTGACGGCCTCGACCGGCGGCACGAGGAGGTCGAGCTGAGTCGTCACCCGATCACCTCCAGCACCCGGCTCACCAACAACTCCATCGCCGGGGGCGTCACGGCGTTGCCGTACTGGGCCATGCGCTCCCGCTTGTTTCCGAGGACGGAGTACTCCGGGTGGAAGGCCATCGCAGCGGCGATCTCGTGGAGCTGGAACATCCGAAACCGGCAGTCGTCGATCTCGTCCTCGCTGAGAACGAAACCCGGAGGCCCCTGCGCGGCCATCGTGGGATTGACATCGCGATCGACGTCGCGTGGGCGGCCGTTGCGGGTGAAGGGCACCACCATCGCCAGCCGATCGCGCGTGGTCAGCGTCGGGGTGGGGTCCCGGTCGGAGAGGCCCGTCTCGTTGCCGCTCTGGTATGGGATCACCAATGACTGATGGCACCCACGGGTCAGGGTTCGGATCGGCTCATGCACCGGGGTCGACATCTCGGCGCCGCCCTGGTTGTTGCGCATCACCACGGCGTGGTGATTGCCGGTGAGGATCGGGCCGCCCGGCTCCTCATCGGCCACGCGGGGGACGTTGTTCGCGAGATTCGACATGACAAGCGCCTTCGATTCGCGCGAGGTCTGGGTCGCCAAGGGCTCATCGACCGGCGCTCCCTCCGACCAGGTCCCGCCGGGATGCACGACCAGCGCCGGGCGGGTGGTCGTCGGCTGCGTCGGCGCCGGCGCGACGTGGGCGTCGCGCGCGGCCACCGAGCCCATCGGAGGGACGACGACGGCGCGGTCGAGGGTCCCGTGGACGGTGTCGCATGGCTGGCGATCGGCGTCGCGGGCGCGGTTGCCCGGCGTCCGCTCGAAGGTGTTGCCCGCGACCGGCATCACCATCGCCGAGTCGTGGTCGGCGGGGGTGGTGACGATCGGCAGCGTGAGGGGCTTGGGCGCACCACGGCCGAGGCGGATCTCGAACGGCTCGTTCGTCAACTTCTCCAGCCCGCGCCGGATCCGTTTACGGGTATTGGCGGCCAGCGGCCGGACGCGATCTCCGATCCGCTCGGCCGGGAGCGCCCAGTCGATCGCGGTCGCCGCCGGGAAGACGCCGGGCAGCACCGCGCCGTGGCAATCGGGGCAGACGTAGAAGTACTGCGCGCCGTATCGACCCCACGGGAGGTCCGGCTTCTTCCACGCCTGGCGGCCGTCGACGAGGCCCTCGCACGACGGGCACCACGAGCGCGGCTCCACCCGGAGGTTCGGCTTACGAATCCCCTTCAACCACCACACCACGTACATCCGGTCGCGGGACTGCGGCACGGCGCCGGCGAACATCGAGTTGAGGAAGACGATCTCGAACTGGTAGCCGAGTGCCTTCCCGAACCCGAGCCATGCTCGGAACATCGAGCCGTCGTCGTTCGGCCCCCACTTGAACGCGTCGACGACGTTCTCGACGATGATCGCCTTATAGGGCTGCCCCTGCTGCATCTTGATGTCCGCGAACCGCCAGACATCGTGCATCGTCGCCCGCGAGCGATCCTGCTCATCGTCTCCGGCCGGACCGTCGTCGAAGAGCGAGGCGGCCTGCGGCTTGCGCCGCTTCGCGCCTTTGGCCAGGCTGTGGTTGGTGCACTCCGGAGAGGCGATGAAGATGTCGGTGAACGGGTAGGCCCGGATCCGCGCCGTCGTCAGCGCCGCCACGTCGTTGCACTCGTGGTCGGCGTGGGGGAAGTTCGTCGCGTGCGTTTCGATGGCGCGGTCCCAGTGGTTCAGGGCGAGCTTCGCTTCGGCGCCCGCCTTCTCGGCACCGTCGCTTGACCCGCCCGCACCGCAGAAACAATCGGTGAAGGTCGCACTCATCCCATCGCCCCCAAGGTCGGTTCCCGCACCATCGACTCGAGCCGCTCGATGACCTTGTCGGCGTCATGCGCCCAGAACACCCGGGGTCGCTCAATGCCCGCCATCTCCGAGAGCTCGGCGATGCGTTGCCGCTGGGCGCGGGAGGCGGCATAACGTCGCCGCCGTTCCCCCCACGCCCGGTTGAAGTCCGATGGCTTCACTCGGCCGCCTTCGGGTCAATCATCTTCTCGAACAGCTCGAACACCTGCGCGCGATGGGTGGCGACCAGCGGCACGGCCTCCTCGATCGCCGCCTTGACCTTGTCGCTGTTGCGGACCGCCGAGTAGACGCTGTTGTAGCGCCGGTCAGCGGCAGCGACAGCGGCAGCGACAGCGGCAGCGACAGCGGCAGCGTCAGCGTCAGCGACAGCGTCAGCGACAGCGACAGCGTCAGCGACAGCGACAGCGACAGCGACAGCGGCAGCGGCAGCGACAGCGTCAGCGACAGCGTCAGCGGCAGCGTCAGCGGCAGCGTCAGCGACAGCGGCAGCGGCAGCGACAGCGGCAGCGTCAGCGACAGCGGCAGCGTCAGCGACAGCGACAGCGACAGCGGCAGCGACAGCGGCAGACCGTCCCGCCTCCTCCAGGCGCTTGCGGACCTCGGCTTCGATCCGCTCGCGGAGACGAGCTCGGGCGTCGGGGACCTTCTCGTAGACCTCGGCCCGGACCTTCCAGAGGAGTTCTGAGATGGCCGGGGTCCACTCCGAGACCTCCATCGCACGGAGCTCGGCTGCGCGGTCGGTCATTCCGATCAGCTCCAACCAATCGGGAAGGCCGGTGTTGACCGCGTACTGGATCGCCAGCGTGCGGCGTGCCGGGTCCTGGCCGTCGTCAGCGGTGCCTCCGAGGCGGCCCTGGAACCGCTTCAGCTTCTGGCGGTCCTCGGCCGAGAGGCGGTCGTTGAGCCGGATCCCGAACCGGCGCAGGACCGGACTGACGCACGGTGGGGAGTCGGACCAGTCCTCGCCATAGATCCACGCCTCCATCTCCAGGAAGCAGGCCTTCGGCGAGTCGGGATCGCTCGGCGGCTGGTGGTTCCCGTAGGTCAACGGCAGCGACTTCGCCCGCTCGAGCCGCTCGGGGATGAGGGTTGCACTACTCACAGTGGTAATTCCTTTCGGTGTGTTTTTCCTGCCGCGAAGTCATGCGGCGATGTGCATCTCGAGTTCGACGATCCGGGCCTGCGCCACGTCCAGCTCACGGCGCGGCACCCACACTTCGCCGGTCACCCGCCGGAGCAATTCGTGCGGCGTGTAGTCGTGTCCCATCGCGTGTGCGAGCTCGTCCTGGTATCCGCCGCGGGCGAGCCTCGGGTGCAGGTCGACCGACTTTCCGGCGACCTTTCCGTCGAAGACCGGGTGGCAGCCGACGTTCGGCTGGTACCGGCGGCGGCACAGTGGAATCACGCAGAGCGGCGAGTCGCAGCCACCCGCGCTCCGGGGGACGAGATGCGCCGGATCGATCGTCCACTCTCCCGGAGCGTCGGGGTCGACCTCCCGGCCGCAGCCGAGGCAGACCAGCAGTCTCACCTTCTCGCGCTGCAGGTTGGTGACGGAGAAGCCGCGGCCTGGTTTCAGGGTGGAGCTCTGCCGCGGTCGATCGCCGGCATCGATCTCCGCCTGGCGCTTCAGGCCCACCCGACGCAGAGGGGCGCGCTCCTTCGGCGCCGCCAGTTCGGCGGGGGTACGGAGACGGTTTCCGCAGTCGCATTCCTTCGGGCGCCTGCCGGAGTAGTACTCGGTGGTGCAACCACATGGCTGAGCGACGAGGCGCGTCACGCCGCGGACCTCCGCAGGTGGTTGCGGATCGTCTTGTGGTCGCGTCCGAGCAGTCGGGCGATCTCGCCGATGCCGAGGCCGTCGTCCCGCAGTGCCCACATCCGGGCGCGCTCGCCCTCGGTCACTTCGTTGCCGCGACCCTTGGTTCCGCGCCGGTAGAGGTCCTCCGGGACCTCGCCGAGCTGGACCCCGAGCGTCAGCAGGAACTCGTCGGCGGTGTGGACGAAGACCGCCCGGCCCTTCTCCCAGCGGCGCACCGAGGACTCCCAGCGCTCTCCGACCTGACGCGTCAGGCTCCCGCCACCGAGAGCGCCGCGGTCGCGGAGCCATGCGACGAATCTGGGGCCGTCGATGAAGGTCATGGCGGCGGTGCCCATCAGAGGCACCCGTCCCCTCGGTCATCGGGTGGTGCTGCCAGGAAGAGGAACGCCCCGCGGTAGCCCGTCGTCTCGCGGACCGCGTCACCGAGGCGTTTGCCGTAGCGGCGGTTGAGCCAGGCGAAGATGTGCCCGGGTGCCTCGACCGCCATCGCGCCGTCGACCGACCCGATGCAGGCCATCGGCTCCAGCCAGATCTTGAAGGTCGGGACCGGATACCGGTCACTCAGCGCGTTCAGCACCCAAGGCCACGCTCGGACGGCCTCGGCGTCCGCGGAGATCCGGGGACGGAGACGCTGTTCGCGTTCCGCCTGGGCTGCTGCCGAAGAGGCGGCGAGAGCGCTATGGCGGCTCTCCTGGTCCATGAGGCCACCGACCGCTGCGAGGTCGCGGCGACGACGGGAGCCTTCGCGCACCCTCTGTTGCCTCTGCTGCTGCGTGGCCATCAGCACTCCCCCCCGGCAACGGGGGGGCTAGGGGGGGTGCTGTTGGGGTCGGGTCGGGTCGGGTCTAGGGTCCGCGCGCCACGGCGCCGGAGTCCGTGCCCCGTCCGGGCGGACAACTTGCGGACGCCGCGCGTCATCCGCCCGCCCTCGCCTTCCGTTTCCGCTCGGCTTCCCTCTCGCGTCTTGCTGCGAGGTCGGCCTTGGACGGGTTGTAGTCGAGGAAGTCGTGAACCGCGAAGTCGCCGCCCGCCTCCTCCAACATGATGAGGTCGGCCAGGGTGCTGATCACGAGCTTGCGCTCTTTCGGTTTGGGGAGCAGCCCCTCCACGAACCAGGCCGGGACAGCGCCGTCCGTTTCGTGGTCGGCCGCGTAGGAAATCGCCATCACCTGCAGGCCGACTGCGGATCCACAGCGGTACCACGCCGCTCGCACCTTCGGGTGCGAGTGGAAGCTGTCGTCGACTTTCGCCCACGTCATGCCCCCGCCGGCTCCAACTCTCGGTCGCGCGTCTCTCGTTCGGCCAGCGCAAGGTCGATCCGCTCCACCATCAGCGCGACGTTGGCCTGGTCGATCAGGTCCGCGGCCTCGCCCCTCGTGTCCGGCGCCCCGATCCCGAAACGACGGAGCATCCCGTGCTGTTTCGGACTGACCTTCTCGCTCCGCCACGCCGCCTTGGAGTCGACCAACTGGCGGCTGCCGTGTTTCCTGACCGTCTCCTCGGCGGCGCCCTGCGCGTATCCGAGGTCAAGCCCGCGGGCTAGGAACTTGAAGGACCCCTTGTGCCTCTCACCATCGACCTCGACCTGCTTCTTCGGGTTGACCAGCAGGACGTCGAAGTGCTCGGCGCCGTCGGCGAGCGGGCGCAGGACGATCGTCTCGGTCCCGTTGAGCGCGATCGCCCAGCAGTCGGACACCTTGATCCAGTTCATCCGGTCGCGGTCGAAGAACTCGATCGACTCGGCGCTCCGCTTCTTGCGCTCCTTGACCTCGGATGCCTTGCGGTTCGTCTCGGCCTCTCGGTCGCGCGCCTCCTGGTCCTCGCGCTCATGGCGGCGGCGGGCCTCGCCGATCGACTCGCCCTCGAGCAGATCCCGCAGCCCGAAGAGGGCGGGCAGCGAAGCGATGGAGTTGTCCTCGCTCGCGCCGACCACGTCGAGCAGAAGGCAGTCCTTCTTGCCCGGGTAGAGCCGCAATCCGCGGCCGACGATCTGGGTGTACTTGACGTTGCTCTTGGTCGGCGCGGCGAGGACGATGCATTCGACCGACGGCTCGTCGTAGCCCTCGGTCAGGATCGCGCAGTTGCTGAGAACGCGCGTCTCGCCGGTGTGGAAGCGGTGGAGGATCGCGGCGCGCTCATCGTCGGGGGTGCTGCCGTCGACTGCCTCGGCAGCGATGCCCTCGGCGCAGAAGACCTCCGCCATGCGGTGGGCCATGGCGACGTTCGGGGCGAAGATCAGCGTCTTGCGATCGCTCGCGTAGTCCCGCCAACTGTCGAGCACCAGGTCGGGGGTGTTCGCGAGTTCGAGCTTGTCGGCGAGGTCGTCGGCCTGGAAGTCGCCGTGGCTCTTCTTGACCGCGCCGAGGTCGACGTCGACGCTGATCCGTTTCCCTCTCGGTTCGCAGAGGTAGCCGTGCCGCACCATCCACTCGATCGAGCGGGCGAAGACGATCTCGTCGAAGTGCTCCTCGAGATCCTTCCCGTCGGCCCGTTCGGCCGTGGCGGTTACGCCGAGGAGCAGGTCGGGGTTCAGCCACTCGATCGCCTCTTGGTAGGACGGCGCGACGATGTGGTGGGCCTCGTCGACGATGACCGTGTCGATGTCCGGTGGTAGTTGCTCCCGGCGAGACTTCCGGGCGAGGGTCTGGACCGAGGCGACGATGATCGACTTGTGGACGTCGTTCTGTTTCGCCTTGACGTAGCCGATCTCCATCGCGAGCTCCGGCGCCGCGTCCTCGAGCTTTTCCCCCGCCTGTTTCAGCAGCTCGTCGCGATGAGCGAGCACGACGGTGACCCCGCCGGGTCGATGGCGACGGCGGATGACCTCCCCGAAGACGACCGTCTTGCCCGAGCCGGTCGGACTGATCGCCAGCTGGCGGCCCACCCCGCGCGCGACCCCGGCGAGGACCGCCCCGACGCATTCCTCCTGATAATCCCGCAGGACGATCCCGCTCACGCGTATTCGTTCTCCGGGGAGTAGGGCGAGGAGGCCGGGAGCACCCCGTGGTGGTGGTCGGGCGCGTCGGTGCCGGCGGCGACGGACGAGGACTCGACCCGCCCGCGACCGCTCTTACCTTGTTCTTGGCCGGCACCGACGGGTGAGTCGCCCGACCGAACGCTGATGGAGGACCCCGCACCGCTGGAGGCGCCGGTACTGCCAGACGCACGGCCCGTCGAGGGGGCAGGGACATGACAACCTGCCTGCCCTTCGGGGTTTTCAGCGTTCGGTCCGGCGACAAGGTCCCTGCCTCGCTCCGTCAACCGGTACTCGTTGGATTTCGCGCCGTTGCGGCTCGGGACCGTCGAGGCGCGGCGCCCGCACTCGACCATCCGCCTGCGGTTCACCCACTTGGCGATCTGCGAGCCGATGACGTTGCGGTGGTCGTCGGGGATCCCCAATGCCTCCAGGTCATCGGCGTGGAACTTGCCTGACGGGTTCGCCTTGAAGTGGCGCAGGATCGCCTCGTCGACCACCATCGACCAGTGGGCCTTCGCGTCTTCCTGAAGAGCACGGGCATCAGCGACGGTGCGCGTCTGGGTAACGGCGGTGTCAGCGGCCCGTTTCAGACGCTTGTAGTGCGATTCGGCCTCATAGATCGCATTCGCCTTCATCCGGCTCAGATCGGCGCCGCAGCCACACCCACATATATGGGCCTCGCAGTACGGGCAGGAGACCGCCGACTCGGGCAGTGGAAGGTTCGGCACCGACCATTCGGCCCCGCAGCGTCCGCACTCCATCGCGCGGCGCGGCGGCTTGACGGTGGCGGCGACGGTCACGCGACGAACGCTCCCCGCGAGGACAGCGCGCCGTCGCAGTCAGGCCGCTCAAGCCGGTGCTGGAACTCGGCGGATCCCCACCAGTCGCAGGAGTCGCACCGGTATTCGTGCGCCTTCCCCTCCCGCAGGTCGTCGGCGCCCTCCCACTTCTCGTGGCAGCGAGTGCACTCGATGGAGGCGGCAGACTGGATCGGGAAGCCGTCCTCGGATTCCAGCGGGCCGTAGTCGATAGCCGCCGGGCCGGCGGTCGGGAAGGACACACGTACCTCGCGGCGTGCCTTCGGGACCAATTCGACCTCTTGGGTCAGGGAGTTCTCGGCACCGCATTTCGGGCAGAGCGTCGGCTTCATCGCGCCGCCATCCGTCGAAGCCCGTGGAGCACGGTGGTGTGGTCACGGTTCAGGATCCGGCCGATCTGTGGCAGGGAGGCGTCCGTCTCGGAACGGGCCGCCGTCATAGCCGCCCAGCGGGCGCGGACGAGCCGCGGTGATCGGCTGGTCGATCGAAGTTCCGCGAGGGAGATGCCTCGCTCGCCGGCGACGCGCTCGACCACGCGCAGCGCCTGGTCGTCGATCTCGCGGGCGGTGGACGGTGCGGGCAGCGGTACCGGGGGGTGGCTCGGTGCAGCGGGCGTCCGGCGCGGCCCTCGCCGGGGTCGCCACTCCGCACCCGGCTCGGGCTTCGCGATCCGGACGATCGCAAGCGACCCGTCGTCTTCGACGCGGACCAGCGAGTAGCAGCAGGGGCACTGGGTGACGGTGCTCATGAGTCGCCCCACTCCCATGTGCGGGCGCCGGCTTCGTGCTCGCCGTCGTGGCCGTTCGGCTTCTCGCAGAAGGTCCGGGCGTGTGGGTTCGTCGAGAGGCACGGCGGCGTCCAGAGGCCGAGCGCGCCCCTGATCGGCGGCGTGTAGTTGAGTTCGGGCCTCTTCAACGCCCAGGCGTAACGGCCGGGCGAGTAGTCACCGAAGTCGTACTCCTCAGGGGTAGCTTCGACACCTACCAACCTGCGCGCTGCGTGTAGGGCGGCACCCACTGAAGGCGACGTCGAGAAACACCCGACCAGCTCGCACTCCGCGATGATGATTCCGCGAGGAAGGTCGGCCGGGTCGGCGTATTCGGCATCCACCAGCACCGACCGGAACGGCTCGGTCGCGCAGAGCGCGCGCAGGCCGCGCATGCCCCCGACCGGGCCGAGCCCCTTCCCGGCGTGGATAGCCAGCGTTCCCCGGTAGGCGGTCGACCAGCTGCGCGTCTCGAAGTGCTTCGCGCCGATCGCGACCAGCGTCGCCCAGGGCTGGGTGATCGTCAGCGCCTTCACGATCGCGCCGCCTCTCGCTCGCGGGCCTCGGCGATCAGCAGTCCGGCCCGCATGCCCTCCGCGAAGACGCCGGCCACAAGAGGGGCCAGGGCGCCGAGTCCTTGCGCCCGGATCCCGGCGGCGACGATCCCCACCTGCTCGATCGCGACCTCGCCGACTTCGTCGAAGTCCAGATCGGTGCCGGACCACACCGCCCGGGCGGCGGCCAGCAGGGAGTCGGCGCCGTCAGGCGTGTAGTGCTCGGGCCGCACGATCCGGGCCGCCTCTTGGCGTTCCGCCAACCGCCTCATGGCCTCTCGGACCTCGCCGGCCACCTAGACCTCCTCGCCTTCGCCGTCACACCGGTTGTCCGGGCACACCGTCTGCTCATAGGTGATGTCCTCGCCCTCGCGCACGAAGACGGTCCAGGCCTCCGGGCAGGCGTCGCAGGCGAGAGTGACCTCGCGACCGGTGGATGCGGCGTCCGCCATGGCCTCTGCTGCGCTGGTGCTCATGCGCGGGCGGTCGCCTTCTCGTGCGCCTCGATTGCCGGGCCGATCAGGGCCTTGGTGGCTTCACGCTGGAGGCGGAATGGTCCGAGGGACTCGGCGTCATGAGCCTCACCGTCAAGGGTGAAAAAGCCGGTGGTCGCGGTCCACTCCCCGTCGCCCGCCTTGTGGACTTGGCCGGCCAGCCGCCAGATCCCCAGCTTCGATACCTCCACTTCGACCATGAGGGTGCGGCGGCCGTCTCCCGGGCGGCCACCAAGCGCATGGCGCGTCCGGGCTTTCGGCTCCCAGATCTCCCGCTCCCACCCCTTCGGGTCGTGCGGGCACTCCATATTCAGGAAGTCAGGGTCGGCGCTGATCTCGGCGACGGTGCCGTGGCGGATGCTGCCGCCATTGCGGATCACCTTCGCGAGCGCCTTCTCGTCGTCGCGGTTGAGGTGGTCTGGGTCCGCATTCACGTAGGTGATGCAGCCGCACTTCTGGACGCCCGCGATCGCCGGGGTGTTGTCAGCCATCAGCGCCTCACCCCCGGCGCTTCCCTGAGGATCCGGCGGACCTTCTCCTCCGGCGTCTCGGGCTTCAGGACCACGGAGGCCACTCCGGAGCCGATGCCGTAGCTCATGCGCTCCAGGTCGGAGTCGCGACGGCGACGGGCGACGGTGGCGACGGTGGCCTTCAAAACGGCACCCCGTCCACGGCCTTGCGAAGGTCGTCCAGGTAGAAGCAGTACTCGCCGCCGATCTGGATGCCATGCAGCGTCCGGTGCGTGACGGCGTGCCGCGTCCGGTCGACGGGGGTCGCCATCACGATCGGGTGACTCGTGTGCTCATGGGCCGCCTGCTCGACGACCAGCTTCTGGCCCGCCTCGCGCTCGACCCCACTGAGGTCCGTGGTCGGCTTGTCGAGCACGATCGTGTTGCCGATGGCGACGGAGCCGCTCATGACCGCACCTGCGATCCATCGGCGCCACCGATCACGTCCCCGAGCGAGTCGACCTCTTCGTCGTGCTCGTTCTCGTAGCCGATGATGGTCTGGCCGGGAGGGCACTTCTCGCAGAGCACCGGGTAGGGGTAGGCGTTGCCGAGAGCCCCCTCAGACTCGAAGTAGCCTTCAACCTCACCATGCGTCGGGCAGCGCATCAGCGACTCACCCCGATCTCTTCGGGAAAGATGCGGACGCCGGGGATCTCGAGCTTGAACTCGCGGCCCTGCGCTTTCGCAAGTTGTGCCTCGGCCTGTACCGCCGCGGCGATCGACTTCTGGTTCGGCATCAGGTGCTCGCGAGGGACCGCGCCTGGGTCGACCACTTCGCACTTCCACTTCGTGTAGGAGCCGAGGGACCCATAACCGCCCCGCAGGTTCTTCGGTGGTGGTGGCGGAGCGGGTGCAGTGGCGGTGGCGGCGTTGGCCGCTGCGTTGAACGCCTCCACGGCCAACTCCTGCGCCTCAGGGTTGTCCGGCTCGGCCATGGCGAGGCGTGCTGCCTCGGCCGAGTCGGCGGCTTTGTCTTCGGCTTCCTTGTCGAGCCGTTCCTGCTCCTTGCGCTGCGCGGCTTCCTGCGCCTCGCGCTCCTTCCTGGCGAACGCGAGGCCGGCCCGCTTCAGGGCTTCCTCGGCGGCCTTCGTCGGCGAGAGCAGCTCTTTGTACTCGGCGTTGACCGCCGCCGTGTTGTCGCGCCACGTTTCGGTGGTCGCCAGCTTGGTTGCTTCGGCCGCCTTCCGCGCTTCTTTCAGATCCTTGATCGCGTCGGCGGCTTCGTTGGCCTCGGCGCGGTCCGCGAACCCCTCCGGTTTCGCGAAGCGCCGGGCGTTGATCAGCGCGGCCTTGACATCGCGCTCGTCCTCCTTAAACGAGGCGAGGGCGCGAACATCCTCCTTGGTGAGGGCGGTGATGGATGCCTCAGGCATTGGTCGCCCCCTCTCGTGCGAGGCCGCTCCAGTCGGGTTCGGGCAGATCGGATGCCGGCAGCGGTTTGGCCGGCGGCGGGTCGCCGCCGTCGCCCTGCTGCGAGCCTTCCGCCCCCTTGCCGTGGGAGGCGGCCTCCAGACGACCCTCGACCGCCTCCGCCTGGTCCGGGGTCAGGGCTTTCAGGGCGTTGATCACCCCTGCGTTGTTCTCGCCCTGGAGGCCGGCCGCGCCGACCGCCTTCAACATCAGGTCGACCTGCTTGAAGTCGAGTCCCACGCTGTTGATCGCGTTGCGGATCTGGACCACCCGCTGCGGTTCGAGCCGTGGGCCCTGAGCCGGGCCGCCGCCCTGCGCGGGTGAGGACTCGGTCGCGCCCTCCTGGTCGGGGCTGTCCTCCACGTCCTGCGTGAACAGCGCCGAGGCGCCGGTGACCGCCAGGACGGCGTCGATCCGCGCCCGCTTGGAACCCATCTTGAGAACGGTGTTCCAGGTGTCGGGGAGATCGGGGTTCTCCTTGTCGCCCACCTCCTGGCCGACGACCCGCTGGTCATCCAGCGGGAACGTCGCCCCGCAGCCACCCTTCTTCTTCCAGCAGAACCACTCCGGCTCCTTGCGGCTCCTGAGGATCGTCTCCTCGCCGCAGTCCGGGCAGGCCCGCTCGCGGCGACGCTTTCCGTACTTGCGCTCGCGGGTCGAGCACATGCCCTCGCCGTAGCCCAGCCGGGCGCCGGTCGGGATGTGGAAGACCGTCGCACGACTGATGACGGTCAGGTGCTCACCCGGCCCCCACATCTCCTCGTTGACCAGCTGGATGTCCAGCTGGAAGAGGACGGACAGCTTCTCGGCGCCGGGCTTCAGAAGAGATGGCTTGCCGCTGGTGCCGGGAACCACGCCGTAGTCGACGCCTTCCTCCATCGCCTTCTCCTGCGCCTCTTTGATGGCGGCCAGACGAAGGACGAGATCGGTCGGATCGACCTGCGGCGCGACGAGTACGGCGCCGCCGGTCGGAGCCATCGCGGACACATCGGGCACGGTCGGTATCTCCACCGCCGTCGCCTCGACCGTCTCGACGGCGCCGTTGTCCCCGCTCACGAACCGACCTCGCTGAAGTAGACGCGGACCGCCCCGAGGAACTCGTCGCACTGGGCGACCAGCCCCTGGGCCTCCAGGTACACCCGGCGCGGGGCGTGCTTGTCGAGGTGGTGCAGGTCCCGCGCCGCGTCGGTGCGGAACGCTGCGACCTTGTCGGCGGCACGGCCGATCGCCGCGTCGTCGATCTCGGGCACCGGCACCGGGTCGGCACCGAGGCCGTCGAAGCGCACCGCGTCTGGCTCGGGGGCCGCGTCGAAGAGCGAGGGGAACGCGAGGCGAAGGCCTCCGTCCATCTGCTCGCGGGCCTCGATGAGGTCGGCGTCGCTGACCGTCGCCAGCGCGCGCTGCCTCTCGCGGCGGGCGATGATCTCCCCGATCGGGGTCCCGTCGCGTAGGGTGTCCCTACCTGCGGGGGTGTTCATGTCCATACCTCCGTGGTCACGAACCGCCGGGGGTGCATCCCTGGCGGTTCTCTTTTTCGAAGACTTCGCGGGTCGCCGCCCGCGTCCGAAGAGGGCCATCGCTATGCCGCCGCCCTCTGGTCGTCGGCCGGTTCGCTCATCGCGGCCGCCATGGCCTCGCGCCGGAGGGCGAAGGGTCCGAGCGGCTCGCGCCGGCGGCAGGTGCCGCAGTGCCCGCAGAAGTAGCCCGGCAGCGCAAACCACTCGCTGCCCTCGCGGTAGACCGTGCCGACCATCCGCCACACGGATCCGAACTCGGCTTCGACCAGCAGCCTGCCGGGGTCGGCGACCGAGCGGCGGATGCGGGTGATGCGGGTGACGGTCATCTAGACCACCGGCCCGAATCGCTCGCTTGCGGTCGGTCGCGCGTTGTAGGAACGCATCCGCTCGCGGCGCAGTTCGATGGTCCGGAGTTCGGCCTGAAGCTGATCCGCCAGCGCGTCGGCGCGGTTGCGCTCGACCAGGGCGTCGTGGTGGCGGTCGGCCCGGCGGAGGATCGCCCCCGTCAGGAGCATCACCGCCACCAAGGCGACGGCGGCGAACGTGACGGCGAGCAGTCCGACGCCCAGATCGCGGGCGGCGAGTTCGAGGGCGTGGCCGATCACGACGCCTCCCGTAGGCCCGGCTCATCCCAGTAGTCGAAGCCGAAGGTTCTGCGCAGTCGCTCGAAGTGGTGGACGCCGTGCAACCGAGCGCCCACGGCGGAGGAAGCGAGTGAGGCGGCGCCCGCGCCACCGGACGCCGCCTCGGCTACATCTGGGCCGACTTCGGTTCGTACCTCGCTCTCTGCATCGGCGTCACTGGCATCACCCCCTCGGGTCGCGGTGTCCTCGAAGACGTGCCAAACCAGATTGAAGTCGCGGTTGATGCAGGTCCCGATGTGACGGGCGGTGAGCGGGATCTCCTTGTGGCCGGTGCCGAAGTAGCCGAGGCGACGATCGACGGTCGACGGCGCGTCGGGGTCGACCAGCGCCCAGACGTAGACCGTGCCGTGCTGCATGTCGGCGTGGAGGATTTCGGCGGCGACCGGCATCCGGACGGTTCCGAACCCACCGGCGGCGAGGACCGGGAATTTGTGGACGGCGCGGTCCATCACGCGACCGCCTTGGAGGACTCGCGGTCCTCGATCGGCTGAACCCACGCCCGAATCGCCAGACGCATCTCGGCGGCGACCGACCGTTCCCCTTCGTCGCTCTTCTGCTCAAGGCGGCGATGCGTGTCCGGGTCGAGCCGGGTCTGCACGGTGACGAGATCGGTGGTCGCGGTTGCCATTGCCCGACCACTGTACAACATGATGTTGGATCATGCAACTTGATGTTGGATTTGGACACATTTTGCGAAGTAGTCGGCGGGATTCGGCTACGGTTCCCGCGCATGGGCACCGACGAGTCGACCGACGCGAAAGAGCTTGGCCGGCGCGTCCGGGCCGCCCGCGCGTACCGCGACGTCACTCAGACGGAATTAGGCGACGAGCTGGGTCACGGCCGCGACACGATCGGCCGATGGGAGAAAGGCGAGGTCGACCAGGACTACAAAGTCGACAGCTTCCGCCGGGCGGCGGTCAAATTGACGTCCATGCCCGAGGAGTTCTTCGTCATCAACTTCGACGATCTGCCGAACATGGAGCGCGCCTGGAAGCAGGTCAGCCGACTACCTGATCCCGACGAGCTTCAGTCTCTTGTTGACGAAAGACTGCGGCGAGGTCCGAGACGTCGATGAATGGATCGCGCCACCGAGAATTACTCGGCAGGCGCGTCACGAATTGCCTCGCCGTCTCGGCCAGCGCTTCGACCGCTTCCCGCTCAATCGCTGCGACTCCCGGGTCCTCCGAGAACTGGCGTTCCTCCCCCGCGCCAGCGCCGCGCAGATTCACTAGCCCCACCTTTGCCTCCTGCCGTCACGTCATCCGGTTACACGACGAGATTCAACCTTGCGACGGAACCTAAGCAAAAGGCGAGGGAAAAGAAAGAACTATTCCAATTGAGCATTCGGGAGCGGGCCTGCGATCACGCGCTCCGAGCGCTCTGGAAGCTCGAAGAGATTGAGGTGGGCGACAGTGGGGATCGTCCGCCTCTCGGGCGCGTCTGTCGTGCGCTCGATGCAGTCTTCTTGGATCTCGTAGAAGCGCTCAAGGGTCGCGTCGAGAAGCTTTGACATCTCCGCGAATGCGACCTCGTCCAAGTCGGCGGGGAACCGGATCAGTGAGTGCTCCGGTCGCTTGACGAGTTTGTCCGCCCCCAGCGAGGCGGCAATGTCGGCCACCTCCATCTGGACGATGTGCGCCGCGTGGTCACGAGACTCGACCGGCGAAAGGGATTCCACATCAGGCGTTCGCATGTCCGGCCTTACTACGGAGCGATACCAGTGCCCCGTCGCACCCCTCCGCGCCTCAGTACGAACCAATTCGATCACGCCTAGATCGCGCAGGACCCGCACGTGGTAGGCGACGTGGTTCAGCTTCTCGCCTATCTCTTCCGCAAGCTCCTTCGGGCTCATCGTCCGTTCGGCGAGCAGGCTCCAGCACTTCATTCGCGTCGGGTGTTCGGCGATGACGGCGAAGCTCAGCGCGGTCATAGCCGCCGATCGTCCTTGGATGGTCTTGGTCATTCGTTCTCCCATTCCTGAGTAATTCAGGCGGTTCAGGGTAGCGCGGATTCCGACCGAAGGCGTGGCTTTGATTGGTGAGAGCCGTCCCACTGGGCGGATCTGACTAGGCCATTCGTCGAGTCGAAGGGAGGTGATCCGCCGTGAAGCTTTCGACTACTCCGACCGCCGCGCCGTCGGTGTCGACCCAGAAGTCGGTCTGACCCGACCCGCGCCCCACCGCTGCGTGAATGGATGGACGCAGACCTTCGGGGCTTCAACTCGCAGCGGCGCCGGGCATCAGAGTCATCCGATGAGGCCCGGCGCATCTGCATCGTCGAAGGCGCGCCCCGCCGCCGGTCCGCAGAGGCGATCACCGCGGACGCCGCCGCCGGAAGCGCTGAGTCTTCGAACAGCTGCGCTCTCGGCTGAGGACTCCGGAAGCGGGTGGCCAGGCACGGGGCCACGAGGGCGCTGTGGCGGCTCCTGGCTACGGACGCACGGTGACGCTGCCGTCCGGCGCGACGATGGCTTCGCCCACCAGGTAATCCCATTCCGCGCCGAAGTCGAGGTAGCGTTCCGCCTCCTCCACGGTTTCGAACTCCTCTGCCCTCAGGGAGTGGTATCGCCAGAAGACGGCCAGCGCGCAGGGGCCGGGCTCGACCGGCTCGTAGGCCTCGATGAACCTGGCCGCCTCGGGGGAGAGCTCCCGATCCGGTCCCTCGTCGGGGACCTGGTCGACCTTGCCGTCGGCGTCCAGGTGTCGGAGTGCGCCGCGTATCGTCGTGCCGCGCTCAAGTGCGATCGTGGCCGGACCGGCGCCGTCGAAGCTGATGCTCAGTCGTTCGGGCATCTACTGACCGTACCACCGACCGAGGCCATGAAAGGAAGCCCCGCCGTCGACCGCGGGAGGCGGAGCCGACGACGGGGCTTCATGGATGGCGCGTGGCCGGACAGGGGTGAACGGCCACGGGAGGACCTGAGCCGAGTGGTCGGCCGGTCTGCCGCGTTTGAACATATTGGTGTTGGTCCTTTGTGTCCAGTTCGTGCAGGTTCCCGGCGGTGGATCCGCAGGAGGTCATCGGGCGCAACATACGCCGCGAGCGGAAGCGCCAGGGCCTGAGCCAGGAAAGCCTCGCCGACTTCGTGGGGACCAGTGTGACGCAGGTGAGTCGGGCCGAGCGAGGAGAGCGGGACCTGCGCGCATCGACGATCGTCCGCTTCGCCAAGGGCCTCGAAGTCGCGCCTGCGGAGCTGCTGCGCGACCTCTGAAACGACGAAAGCCGCCGCCCCCCGGAGGGGACGACGGCTTCGACGGGGCGATCCGGTTGTGGTTGAAGCTAGCGCCGGTGCGCGACCTTCGCCGGCGTCACCTGCGAGCGGGACGCCACGGCGCCGACGACGATGATCACGTCCGCGATCAGCGTTTCGACGACGGAGGTTTCCAGGCCGACGCCCACCGCCGCGAGGGCGGAGACGATGACGACTGCGATCGCGCCGATCAGCGCGACGGGCTCGGACTTGAGCACGGGGTGTTCCTTTCGTTGAGGGACAGCGGTTCGTGGCCGGGCGCCGTCGCGGCCCCGGCGATGTGGCACCCGCACTCAGCGGGCGGTGAAGCAGGCGGCTTCCCCCTCGGCGCGCAGGCAGTACTCCCCCGCCTCGTCGGTCAGACGGGTCAGCGCCGGATAGGCGGTGCCCCAGCTGTTCAGGAAGTCCACGCCGTCCTGGTCGTCGGGGACGCCGAGGGTGGCGCGGACCTGGTCCCAGTCGGTCGCCCAGCGGAAGGCCTTCACGCTGTAGAGGAGGCTCGGAGCCTTCGCGCCCCGGGCTTTCGCGCCCTTCGCGCGCAGCTCCTGCATCGCCGCCCGGACGGTCGAGCCTTCTTCGGGCGAATGGTTTCCTTCCTTGTTGCGAGCGGCGTTGTAGAGCCAGGTCGCGTTGAACTCGATGCCGTGGATCAGCGACTGCGCCCGGGCGTTGCCGAACCCGACGCAGTGGCCGGTCTGCCCCTGGTCGTAGTACGTCCACCATGCTGGATCGTCTTCGAGCGCCGGGGGCTTCAGGCAGAAGCAATGTCCGCCGCGCTCATGGCCGAGGTCGCCTTTCCCGACCCAATAGACGCCGTCGACCTTCACCGGGGAGTCGAAGTTCGACATCCACGGGAAGCCGACGACGACGGGGGTGTCCGTCGGGGCGTCGGCGCCGAGGGCAGAGAGCGGGTACCGCTCGATGTGGACGGTGTCGGGCGGCTTGATGAGGCCGAGGCCGTGCTGATGCATAAGGGCTCCTTTCGAGCCGAGGGATTGGCGGTCGGACGAGATCGGTCAGACGGCGAGACGCAGCAGCTCGCTGATGTTCCGATAGAGGCGCGAGCCGTCGGACTGGCCGAGCCCCAGGTGGGCCTTGTCCGTGTACTGCCAGGCGAACCTGAACCTCTTCGGCACCGAGAGCGGCCACCAGCCGTCCGGCGACTCCGTGTAGGCAGCGAGCCAGAAGAGCAGCCGGAGCGGCATCGTCACCCGTTCCCGGATCACCGAGCCGCCGTAGAGCAGCGGGCCCTTCGACCCCGGCGAGCGGAGGGCGTACCCGTGGCCGGTGTGCGCGACGTAGGCGTGCTGGAAGCGCTTGATCCACCGGCGATCGCCGCCGCCCGGTCGCCCGACCTCGTAGTCGAGGCAGCCGGGGAGGTTCGTGCGGTTGAACCAGTGCTTGTGCCGCCTGCCCATGTAGAGGCCGGCTTCGCGGCAGACCTTCACGAAGTGCGAGGCCTCGGCTGCGGCGCCGTTCGGGTTCTGATCGGGGCGGGCGAAGTGGTAGGGCAGCACCAGCAGGCCGACCTCGAGCGCGAGCTGCACCTGCTCGGCGAAGTAGGGGTTGACGTAGTGCGTCCCCTCGGTCGCCTTGATGCCGACGACGTTCGCCCCCTGGCGGGCGTAGCGCCGGAAGTCCTCCTGCGTCTTCGGGCCGTTGTTCGAGGAGAGGTCGGCGAAGCGTCCGGCCTTCCTCTTCCCCAGCTCGCGGATCCGGCGGGCGCGGGCGTGGGTCGGGTTGCGGTGCTGGAGGCGCTTCAGCTCCTGGTACTCGGCGACGTGGGTCATCGCTGCTCCTTCCGGCGCTGCAGCGCCAGGTTGATCCGGTATGCGGTCTGGCCGCCGATCACGCCATCGGCCTTCAGGCCGTGGGCCTTCTGGAAGCTGCGGACGACGCGCTCCATGTCGGCGTCGAAGCGGTTGCCGCGCTTCATCGAGCGCGGGCGCAGGTAGCGGAGGCGGGCGCGGTAGCGGCGCACCCAGCGGCCCTTGTGGCCGCGCTTCAGGACGACGTGGCCGCCTCCCACCCAGTTGAAGTGCCACCACTCGCTGAACGCTTCGGTCTTCCGCCAGCCGTACTTACCGCCGAAGACGAGGAGCTTCACCCGCATCCACCACTCCTTGAGGTCGACGGCGGTGCCGTTGCCGTGGTTGGACGTGCCGGGGTAGGCGGCGAGAGGGCCGCCGGCGAGGTAGGTGTTCCAGGTGCCCCACTGCTCGGCGAGCGTGCGGTAGCTGGAGATAGGGCCGGCGGGACGCAGGCCGCGGTCGGCAGGTCCGCCCGGCGCGTTCCAGGCGTGCGCCGCATCGTTGGCGAGCTCGCCGCCGGGGATCGGCGACAACTCGGCAGGGGTCAGTCTCCCGTTCTCGGGCATCGCTTCCTTTCGGGATGGGCCGCTGGTGGGCGGCGAGGATCAGACGGAGACGGGTGGTACGGTCAGCGCATGACGAAGCTGATTCCGCTGGTCGGCGGCCCCCGAGATGGGCAACTCGTCGGAGACGTGGGTCCCGAGTTCCGCGAATATGCTCCTTCGCCGCCCGAGGTCAGGGCGTATGACCCAAGCGAGCCGATTGCGCCCAGCGAGCCGATGCGACTACGGCGCTACAAGAAAGAGCGCTGGTCGGAGGACGGCGGCCATCGGTATGTGCTGCTCACGACCGATCTCGGGCAGTCCAGCTTCGACCCGGTAGACCCCGATCACTGGCGCGGGTAGTCCACCAGCGACCAGTCGATCTCCGGCCACTCGACTCTCTCGTCCCCTCCCCCGCCGCCGACCGTCATCCACGCCTTGAGGATCCGGTCGAAGGCGACGGCGACCATCAGTGGATATGCGGCGCCAGGAACAACGCGACGGGGATGCCTGCGACGGTGACCGCGCTGAGCGCGGCCACGGCGCCCTGGAGCCGCGAGAGGCGGCGGTCGACATCAGCGACGTGACCGTTGGTCGCTTTGGTCTGCTCCTCGATCCGTCCGAGGGTCCGGTCCTGATCTTCCATCTTCTGGCCGAGGCGACCGATCTCGACCGCGAGCGGGGTCATTTCCTCAGCACTCATCGGTTGACGTAGGGCGTCGGGGACATGCGGTGTTCCTCCCTGGCGGGTCGTTGGTGGGTGAAGGTCATGCGCCGAAGCCGAGCTCGATCAGCCTTGCCCCGAAGCGGGCTTCCAGCGCGCCGAGTCCTTCCGGCGGGGCGCCGAGGGTGACATTCGCGGCCTTGCCGGCATGGCCGTAGGGCGCTGAGGTGATGCGCCGTTCGAGGCCGGTGCCAGGTTCGAAGACGCGGTCACCGGGCTGCACATAGGCGGCGGGGAACCAGCACATCGAGGCCTGGTCCTGCACGTAGCCCGAGAGAGTGGCTTCGCCGGACTGGTCGACCAGCATCGCTTCTTCCCGGAAGCGTTCGGCGGTCTGCCTCGCCAGTTTTTCGGTACTGACGCCGTTGAGCTGTAGGAGTTTGCGGCGGGGCCTGCCGGCCGCGACCGCGGCATTGGTCGGGTCCACCAGCGGGGAGAGGTCGGCGAACCTCGGAGTCCCGTCCACATCCTGCCAGAAGAACCGGAATTCACTCCACACCCGCGAGGCATCGGGACCGCTCGATTTCGGCGCACTGCCCGAGTCGAGCCGCCAGCAGCGACCGTAGGTGCCTGGGAACCGGTATTGGTAGATCCGGTCGTTGAACACGAACCCGTCGAGGAGGCCGTATTTGGTGACTTCGGTCAGCTTCGACATGCGGGTGCCCGGGTCCGAGAACCAGGCATGGGGGATCACGAAGCCGTCGTCTTCGAGCAGTTCGTCCTTGGTCGTCAGGCCGGAGCCTTCGACGATGCAGGGGATCATCTGTTTGGCCAGGAAGCCGACTTCCGGCCAGGTGCCCTGGAGGGTCAGGCCGTTGGCGCCGAGGACCTTCAGATCCTGGAGGTCGACCCCGAACTGCGCGCCGTCGATCCCTGCATTGGTCGCGTTGAACTGCCAGTCGATGACCGCGTAGCGCTGCCCGGCGCCGGCCGTCTGGGAGATGTGTCCCGACGTCGCGGTGTAGTAGTCACCCGAGGATTCCAGGGCGGCCTGGGCACCCTCGTCGTTGCAGAAGGAGACGCCGAGGAAGAAGCTCGTGTTTGCGTCGCCGTTGGCCCAGTCCCCCTGCACCGCTTCGAGGCCGACACCACTACCTGCGTCGAACCACGCCTCGCAGACCGGGATTATCGGTTCGGCCCAGGTGCCCTGCACCTCCATGTGGAGGGCCGAGTTGCCGGTGCCCCAGATGGCTGCGGGATCCTGCTGGCTGGGCCGGCTCAGGCCCTGGAGGATCAGCCGCCGCGTAACCGAGGGCCCCGTCCACCTGCTCAGGTCGCTGGAGATGAACCCCGGCCCCACCACCGCCTCGTCGTCTTCGAGGAACTGCTTGTCGCCGACCGCCTTCGGTTCGATCGAGATGTGGTCGCCGTCGGACTGCGGCTGCTGGCGGAGCGTCCCCTGCCAGAGCACCTCTCCCCCCGGTGCTTCGATCAGGTACTTCGAGAAGAGCGCGAGGTCCGGATAGCTGCGTTTCGGGTCGCGCGCGAGCACACAACCCGATTCACCGTGGCCACCGGGCATGTCGCCGGTTTTCGTGAGGTTGCCGATCACATTCTCGACGTTCGGCTCGTCCTCCGCCCAGCGACCCAGCGGCGTGTCGTCCTCGGCGAGGATCCGTACGGCCAGCGTCGACGGAGGGTGCTCCCGGTGGACGACGACCCGCGGCGGCGGCGTGACCTTGAAGAGGGCGGTGCTCGTGGTGAGGTCCACCACCACCGAGCCACCTCGGAAGTCGCGGACCCAGCCCGAGTCGGTCAGCCGCGCTTCGCCCGTGGGCCGTCCCAGCGCGAGGGCTTCTTCGAGGATCGCGTCCCAGGTCTCCTTGCCGTAGTCGGGCCCGGCGGGCAGCCCGTGGGCGTAGACGCCGCCCGCGGTGTGGAGCAGGCAGCACCCCAGGGCGAAGCGCCTCAGGTCGTCGTCGTCGGTGTTGGTGCTGGCGAGGTAGAGCTTGCCCGCGACCTGCTGGCGGTGCATGACCGCCATCGCCTCTTCGTACATGTAGGCCGGCTGCGCTTCCCCTTTCGGGAAGGTGACGAAGAACTCGTCGAGGCCGCCGTCGTAGTACTGGAACTGTTCCTCGACCCAGCCGTCGTATTCGAGGTTGCGCTGCCCGAGCGCGCCGCTCATGTTGGGGATGCCGAGCAGGCCCGCCGCGCTGAGGGCCGGCCCGACGACTTCGTTACAGGCCTGCATCTGGTCGAGCCATTCTTCGTCGCTGACCCCCGAGTAGCCGTCGTTGGGGGCGTTCATGTCGTCGCACATCACCCCGTCGGCGCCGACTTCCTGCGCCCGCGAGATCGCGGCTTCGGCCCATGCCTCCGCATAGCCCGCGGTCCCGGGGAGGCAGATGGTCCCGGCGTCGGAGTCCACCTGTTCGGTCGCGGCGCCGAGGGCTTCGGCCTCGGCCAGGGTCAGGCCGGTCGAGTAGCGCCCTTCCGAATCAGGTTCTGCGGCACGGGTCAGGTTCAGGTAGATGAGGACCTTCGCGCCGACCTCGCGGGCGGCTTCCATCCTGTCGGTCTGCCACCACTGGCAGATCACGAAGCCGTCGGGGTGGGCGATCGGGTCGGTAAGTTCGGTGGCGATCGCGTCGCGGAAGGTCCCTAGGCCTGCCGTCGCCTTCGGGAGGGGCGGCGGCGGCGGGACCGCTTCGCCTCCTCCGCCAAAGTCCTCGTAGCGGGTGAGCGGGCTGTTGGTGGAGAGCCCGATGTAGCCGGATTCGTGGGTCGAGTCTTCGACCGATTCGACCAGCGTCCATTCGCCTTCGGAGGGTTTGTGCCAGAGGCTGAGCACCGAGCCTTCCGCCTTCAGGCCGACCGCGTCCCCGTCTTTGACGGTGAGTTCGGCTTCGGCCAGGGTGGTCGGGGTTCCGGCGGATCGCGAGAGGATCGTCGCGGTGCCACCGGAGATCTGCGCCGAATACCCGTTGGAGGCCGCGGAGTCGGTACGCAGCAACAGCTCGGTCAGCTGCGAGGTCCATTCCGCGATCGTCACGTAGACCTCGCTGTCGACGAGGGGGTTCCCGTAGAGACTGGTGACGAAGGTGAATTCTTCGCTCGAGCTTCGTGCCTGGTGGGAGGCGAGGGAGAGGGAGGCGCCCGGGGAGAACCAGTTGCCACCCTGGGACAGGGGGTTCTCGTCGGCACGCTGGAAGTCGTCGAGGATCGGGGTCGACGGCGGTTCGGTCGCCACGGGCACCTCCTTTCGCGAGGCGTTGGAGAGGGGGTCGGTGAGCTCGTCTCGTTGCGGAGACGGAGTCGAGCGCGTTAGGCTGCGCGACCATGAGACGGCTAGAGGTACTTCTGGGGACGATGGTGGTGGCCGCTGTCACGCTTATGACCGCGCTGGGCGCGCAGGCCGCGTCGGCGCGGCCGGAGGCTCTGTGCACGACGGGATTCGAACCGCTGCGCGGGTCCTGGTCGATGGAACCGTCGCGCTGCGTCTTCCACGAACGCGGACGCCCGATCATCGACAACTACATGGTCGGGCTGGAGCAGATCGAATGGGTTCACTGGGGCGCCACGGCGCTAGGGCACGGCGTGAGTGGCGCTGCGGGGGTCGGCGAGGTCGAGGTCACCGTCAGGCTGAGCGCGCCGCGGCGCATCTGCGGACACCTTGCGTTCACGTTGGCGCAGTTCAGGTATCAGGGCGAATCGACCTTCCGGGCGCACGTCCAGATCGACACCCGCCTCCCAGGGTGCGCGCCCGCGCCCCCGCGCCGATACTTCCTCGGAACCGAGCATGCCGCCCGCCTGATGCGGGCCGCACTTCGGCGGAAGTTCGGCAGCAGCTTCGCCGGCGGCTTCTCGAAGCAGGTGGTGTGCAATCACCGGATCGGCCGCGACCGGCTGCGATGCAAGATGACCTGGTTCACCGGCGACTCGGCCTTCGGCGGCCGCGGTCAGATATGGGTCGCCTACCAGTCGGGGCGCCCCACCTGGAATTACGAGTTCAAGATGGCCGAGCTCAACGAATACTGCGTGGTCACCGGCGGTAGCCATTGTCTCCACTGGCACATCGCGCGTTAAGCGCTACTCTTGTCGAGCAATCAACAAGTGCCGCCCGCGTTGCGACAACAACCGGGCGGCGTGGCCAAGGAGGTACTAGCTCCATGACTCGTAGGACCATAGCCGTAGCCCTCGTCGTCTTCGCCCTCGGGATCTTTGCCGCTCCCGCGAGCGCCGCTCCATTCACGCCGGAACTCGAAGCCGACTACGCGGCGGCACTGGCATGGTGGGGAGTCGAATCTCCGCCGCAGTGCGCGACCGTGACGAAGGAACTCCTTCCCACCGACCCGTTCGTGGCGGAAACGGGCGAGTGGGGCGCAATGCGCGCCACCCAGCCGCAAAAAGGGGAAGAGGAATACCCCTGCTATCTCTACGTCTTCGAAGACGCGCTCCACACCAACCAGGAATTGGGTCAGACCTGTGAGATCGAAATCGGCGTGCGTCACGAGGTCGGTCATCTGCTCGGCCTGGGGCACTCCACCGACCCGACGAGCATCATGTATCCGCCGCCCGACCGCGCCATATGGTGCCCGGAACCACCTATCCCTGGGCCGATCACGCCGCAACCACCACCCGAAGAACCCACGACGGTCAAGGCGATCATCCCCCCGCAGCGCCCACACCATCACCGACGACATCACCGCCGGCACCATCATCACCATCACCGGCACCACCACCAACGGTCGGCCCGATGAACTATGCCGCCTCCCGCGCAAAGAGGTAGGCAGGTCGGCTGTAGACCTTCGCCCCCGGGCTTACCGTCGCTTTGTCGGCCCGTTCCGCGAAGTCACCCACCGAGGGGATGATGAGCGCGCGGGCGGTGCGACCCTCCACCTGCCCCGATGGGGGCGAATAGAGACTGAATCCCTTCGGCACCAGCTCGCCCCAGGAATCGTCTTCGGCCTGCTGGCGCCGGACACCGTTGTCCGCGAATTCCATGGATCGGCCGGCGACGCAGATGTGAGCCAGGGAGTTCGCGTTTTCGGCGTAATAGACGGTGATGCTGATCCCGTCGACGATGGCACGTTTGGTTGAGTTCGGTGCTTTGGCGGAGAAGGCCACACCGAATCCGGATTCGTTGATCTGGGTCGCGGTCCAGGTGAGTCCCCATAGATCCGAACTCGAGCCATAGGTGACCTTTACGTCGCTGGCCGGCCATTCTCCAGCTATCGCATGATCCGTTCCGCCGACCGCCCCTTTCTTCACCAACTTGACCGAATTGTCACGTACCCCTTCAAATCCGGTGTTGCTGGCGCGGCGCTCGACCGAAGCAACTATCCCGAGGATGACGGCAGATTCGGGCAGCGCGAAACCGAACTGCGTGGCCTTCAGGTAATGACTTCTTTCGGTGTTGGCTGCCTCCTGCAGGTGGGCTACCGCGTATGCCCCCAGTTCACCCGGGATTTCCCAGGCGACGGTCCCGATGCCCGAGTCGTCTTCGGTTTTGCCCGGGGATAGCGTCGGTTCGCCGTCGATCGGAGGGGCGCTCGTGTCCGCCACCCGCGCCCACTGCTCCGTGCTCATCGGGTACACGTCACGGATCAGCGGCTGTTTGCCGCTCCCGGAGAGCGACCTCGCCCGTAGGCGCCACTCCCACCGCTGGTCGCCGGTTATCGCCCGTTCCGGCCGGCACTCGCCCATGTCGAGCAGCTGGTAGCCACCGACGACGGGAGACGATCTCACGATAGGCGTCGAGGCCTCCATCGTCTGCACCCAGGACGCCGCCCCCAGATACCGGGCCTCCAGCTTCCACTGCACGTCGCCGAGGAGGGCGCTCACGTCATCGAGCCTGAAGGCCATCCGCCGTGGCCCGACATGGGTCATGTGCCCGACGCCGTCGATCTTCGAGGAGAGTACCGTCACCCAGCCCTCGGTGAGTGCCGGGCACTTGACCACTCCGTCCCCGTCTTCGTCTTCGACCACTTCCGAGCCACCCTGGAGGGTCAGGTCCTTCGCGGCGTACACCGGCTCCGCCGTCTCCGCCGAGGAGTAGTCGTCACATTCCAGCGACACCGAGCACCCTCGCCAGTCTTCTTCCCCTTCGTTGATGACCACCACCCGGATGAGGCCGGGAGCGGTGCCCAGGAGCTCGGCCAGCTCGACCTGGAGATCGCGGACATCCGTGCCTTCGGCTTCGCCTACAAGGATCTCCGTGGTCGCGTACCAGATCGGGTACCGGCTGAACTTGAGGATGAGGTCCGGTGCGACCTGCGCATGGCTGAAGACCCACCCCTGCGGCGGGGTGAGCCCCGCCGAGTCGACCGGGCAGCCAACCGAGCCGGCGAAGCCGCCGCCGAGGTCGAAGTCCCGCCGGATCCAGCCGGAGCGCCTGCGCTGCACTTCGCCCACCCACGCCTCGAGCCGGTGCAGAGGGTCGGCGATCGGGGCGTCCTCGGTCGCGAAGGCCTTCAGCGGGATCGTGCATTCCACGGGCGGCCAGCTCGCGTCCGTGACGCCTTCGCTGATCGCCTTCTTGACCCGCTGCACGGTCACGCTCGACTCGCCGTAGTCGGGCCCGGGCTGGGCGAGCATTTCCAGGCCGAGGGTGGTGAGGCTCACCTCGGGCAGCTCGGGGGTGAACTCGACGGGGTTCAGGACCAGGTTTTCGCTCATGCTGAGTAGGCCCTCCCGGGTGCGGTGTTGGAGAGCGGCCGGGGCGTCGCCACCGCGATCCGCTGGATGATCTTCTGGTTCCTGGGGTCCGCGAGCCAGGCCTCGATCGGCGGCCGCGTGTCGCCCGGCTCCTGCCGGATGTCGCCGTTGACCGCGACGTGAAGGTTGGGGGCCAGCATCGACTGCGTGTCGGCCGCGGTGTGGACGCGGGTGCCGGACGGGAAGTGGGCGAGCTCCGGGCCGCGCTCGCCCACCAGCGCCACACCACCGTCGGCGAAGGCGCCCATGTATGGCAGGGGGTAGGAGTGCTCGAACTGCGAGAGGGTCGGCAGCAGCGTGTTCTCGATCAGCAGCCGCTGGTTCGCCTGCTTGCTCAGTTCCAGTTCGAGTTCGACCTGTTCGGTGCGGTCCGGCCCTTCCGGCTTTTCGACTTCCGGCAGCGCGGCGATCGCGTTCGGCACCTTCAGGCCGAGTTCGTGGATCGTCATCTGCGTCTGGAAGATGTCGCCGCCGAACTGGGTGCTCGGGTCGCCCGGCAGCGATCCGAGCACTTCGTGGCCGCGGCCGAGCCCCTGTACGCCGCCGAGCATCTGCTCCCATTCGGGGAGGGTTTCGCTCTGCGTCTTGGTGATATCCCCGGTCAGGGCCGCGATGAACTGTTCGAAGCCGGGGATTTCCCCTCGCTCGCGGCCGATCTTGCCCTGTAGCTTCTGCACCTTCGCGCGCAGGTCGGGAAGCTCGTCCTTGTGCTTCTCCCAGGCGTCGGGCTTGTCGTCCTTGTAGCCGAGGATCTTCTTGATCCGATCCTGGATGTGGTGGACGCGGTCGGTCTGCTTGTGGATCCGCTCGCGCGTCTCATCGATCCGGTCGTTCAGGTGCTCGATCCGGCCGCCCCAATCGCCGATCCGCTTTTCGGCGAAGGCCTCGGCGCCGATGATCGAGTTGCGCCACGACGCCTCGACACCGAGCACGTCCTGGTAGCGGGCGGTCTCGGTGCCTTCGACGTAGGGCGCCAGCACGTGTTCGATCCACTGGCCGAGGATGTCGCGCGTTTCGTTGCCCGTGGCGGAGCCGGGGACGCGGGGTTCTTCGGGCTCCAGCTCGACCGCCTGGCTCGCCCGTTCTTCGGCAAGGTCGAAGGCGGCTTCTTCGCGGGCGAAGATGCCCGTGGAGGGATCGGTCCACGCCGAGAAGTCGGCCATCCCTTCGATCCGTTCGACCTCATGTTTGACCCGCAGGTCGCGCCGTCCCTGTTCGCGCTTGCGGATCAGCTTCACCCGCTGGCGCTTCAGCTTGCGGATCCGGTCTTCGAGCGCGGCGACGTTGAATTCGAGATCGCGGCGGACGCGATTGTCCTCGGCGTCGGCGAGGGCGCCCCGGTATTCACGTAGCTGCTTACGGCGGTGGTGGAGCTCGTCGTTGCAGGCTTTGAGGTTGTCGGGGAGCGAGCCGAAGCTCAGGTGCTCCGTCGCGACCTTGTAGTGGCCGTGCCGGGTGACCTTCTTGGCTTCGAGGCCGCCCGCCTTGGTGCCCTTCGGGGCGTAGCCCGGGTAGGTGTACTTGCCCTTGACCTGATTCGGCTCGGCGGGGCGGGAGGGTTTCGTGTAGTCCCCGCCCGCGAGGCCTTCCCCGGAGTGGGTCATGAGCCGCAGGGCTTCGCGGGCGCCGTCTTCGCGCTCGGGCATGGCTTTGATCCCCGAGTGCTCCCATTCGGAGTCGAAGAAGTGCGCGGCCGACGCGGCGCTCGGCTGGGCGTTCAGCGCGGACTTCAGGCTCGACGCGTTGCCGGGGCTGTTCCACATGAACGAGGTCTGGAAATCGATGTCGTCCCAGGCGACGCCCTTCGTCGACGCCGCGGCCTTCAGGTCGGCCAGCGAGATCGGCGAGGTGGTGAAGCCCCAGAGGCCTCCGCCGCCCGTGCCTTCCGACGCAGGGTTCCAGCGCGACTCCCGCCAGGCGTTCCCGATGACCCCGGCGGCGCCCTTGTAGTTCAGGCCATAGCCGAGGAGGTCCCTGGCGACCCGGAGCGCGACGTTCTCCTGGGTCGAGGTCGCGTCGATGAAGGTCTTTTCTTCGCCCTTGCCTTCCGCTTCCTTCGTCGACTTCGACGGCGGGGTCGGAGCGATGTGGGTCGGCACGTTGAGCGCTTCGCCCCCGGTGATCAGGCGCTGCGGGCCGACGACGCCGCCCCGCTGATACCCCCCGCCATGCGGGTGGGAGAAGTGGACCGGGTCCTTGGCGCCCGCGTAGATCAGCGTGTTCGCCCAGCGGCTGTGCTCCAGCCAGGCGTCGAGCGCATCGGCACCCGGAGCGATGTCGACCGCGCCCGCCGGGTAGACGGTCCCCTCATGGTTGGACCCGGGGCCACCAAGTGCCTTCGGCTTCGCCGCGGGGCGGACGCCCGAGTTCCAGATCGCGAGCTGTTCGGCGTCGGTGCGGAATCCCGAAGACACCGTGAAGTCGACCCCGGCGTGGCGAGCGGCCTCGAGGATCTTCCAGATCCAGTCCGCCACCGGGTACCCGTCCATCACCTCGGTGCCCTTGCCCGCCGGGACGTTCGCGCCGCCCGCCCCGACCTTCGGCCGGTGGGCGTCGATGTAGCGGTTCATCGCGGTGACGACTTTCCCCAGCCCGGCGTGCCCGATCGCCGCCAGCGCGCGCGGCCCGCTCACCGCCACCTCGCCGCCGTTGGCGAAGCGCGGCACCGCCGAGTTCATCCAGAGCAGCGTGTCGAGGCCGATCGAGTTGACCGCCTCTGGGCCGAATTCGATCTCTCCCGGCTCCAGGACGACCGGGATGTGACCGCCGTCCTGGAAGAAGTAACGCGAGGCTTCGCGGTTCAGGATGAACGTGTTCGGCGGAACCATGCGTTCCACGGAGTCGCCTTCGGTGACGCCGCGGACCCGGCCACCGGTTGCGAGTTCATGGTGTTTGGCGTTGCCGGCGAAGTTGGCGCCCCCGCCTTCGCTGTTCAGCTGGGTGCCCGAGTGCCGCGCCGGCCCCAGCACCATCGCCTGGAATTGGACCAGGTCCTTGGCGCCGAGCGCCTTCAGCATCCGGTTGAGGTTCACGCCGAGGTTGTCGAGGGCGTCCATGTTGCCCAGCGCCATCTGGCGGAAGGCTTCGGCGACCGGCCCCGTGGCGCCCTTCTTGACGCCTTCGCGGAGCTGCTGGTTGGTCGCCCCGAATTTCTGGATCTCCATCGCCGTGAGGGCGTCGAGCTGATGTTCCAGTTTCGGATGGCCTTCAGCCCAGGCCTTCAGCATCTTGTTGGTCGCGTCGATCGAGGTGGAGCGCGCGGCCGGGGGCATCTGTTCGAGTTTGTGTTTCCAATCGCGGACGCCCGACCCAGCGATTTCGTTCACCTGCTTGAACTGCTTCGTGGTCGCTTCCGCGAGCCCGAAGGGGTCGTCACCCTGGACCAGGTGGATCCGGGCCAGGAGTTCGTTGATCCGCTTCTGGCCCTTTTCGGCGTCGAACGTGCCGTTTTCGATGCCGGTCTTGATCGCGGCGACGGCGTCTTCCATCGCTTCGGCGGTATGCGCGCGCCACGGCTTGGTGCCCTTCCCCCACGCCGCGTCTGCCTGATCCAGGCCCCGGGCGAGATCCTGGTTGACCGCACTCATCCCCAGGGCGATATCGCCCTGCATCTGATCGATGGTCCCGGCGAAGGTCGCCCGGGCCCGCTTGGTCGCGGCGATCGCCTTTTCGACCGCCGCGAGTTCGCGCTCGAACACCTTGGTCGCCGCCGGGCTCGCGTCCTGATGGATCGCTTCCCTGAGTTCCTGCCGGCGGCCCCGCAGGCCGGTCCCTTTGCGGCCGCCGACCAGCGCACTGGCGCCCTGCACGGTCCCGAACCCGGGGACGTAGCTGCTCGGGCCGGCCACGGTGTGAGGTTCGGTGCCTTCCCGGCCCAGGAAGCCGGTCGAGATTTCCTTGCGGATCTGTTTGCGATGCCTGTTCCAGCCGTGGATGAACTGCTCGGCCTGTTCTTCGCCGACCTGTTCGAGGTGGTGCTGGCTCGCGTGTCCTTCGAAGGCGTCGGCAAGGCCGTGGTCGAAGGCTTCGCCGAGGACCGACCCGACGCCAGCCCCGATCATCGCCCCGGCGGGGCCACCGACGAAGAACCCGGCGACGCCGCCGGCCAGCGAGCCACCTGCCTCCCACCCGGCGTCGTGCCAGTCGCCGGCGGTCGCGGAGGTGACGATGTTGGCGATCCCGATCCCGGCGATCGCGGCGGGCAGCGCGAGTCCGAGGCCTTTCGCCATCATGCCCGCCTCGGCCTCACCGGCAGCCCTGCCACCGATCGGAACCGATCCCGTGATGGCGCCGGAGGAGTTCGCGATCAGCAGCTCGCTCTGGGCCGTCTGCTGGGCGGCGATGGAGTCGACCACCCCGTAGTTCGCCGCGACGACGCGCCCGGCGGCGGCCACCTCCCTGCCGGCGAGGATGTCCGCCAGGGCAGCCTCGCCCTTCATCACGCTCTGGATGCCCTTATAGGCCTTGAGGAGGTCCGCCAGCTCCAGTGCCTTCTTGCCGAGTGCCAGGCCGGTGAAAGCGCCGAGGAGGAGCGTCAGGCCGGAGACGTTCCCGATCCTGATCGAGTTCAGCGCGGTCGCGATGTCGTGGATGCCCTCGTCGACCGGCTCCATCGCCTGGGCGACCACGAACCACTGTTCGGCGATCATGCCGAGGATCTGAAGGAACTCCCCGGTCGTCTCGACGCTGTGCTCGAAGAAGCCTTCGACCTTCTCGGGGTCGGCTTCGATCGCCCGGCGCCAGCCTTCGAGCTTCCCGGTCATCCCGTCGACCATGTCCTGGCCCTCGCCGGCCCCCGGACCGAAGATCGCAATCACGAGGTCGGTCGCCTGGGCGAGCATGTGGACCCACGACTCGGTCTGGTCGACGAGGTGCCCGACCTCGCCGCGAAGCTTGGGGGCGTCTTCGGTCGACTTCAGGATCCCGTCCGACCAATCCTCGAGGTCTTCGGTGACCTCTTCGAGGCTCGGTCCGGCGGCCTCGGCGATATGCTCGAAGACCTTCGCCCAGTCGGCCAGGATGTGGGTGACCATCGGTCCCTCGTTGACGAAGAGGTCCGTCATCGAGTCGATGAAGTGGTCGAACCCTGATCCCCTCCCGGTGACCTCGTCGAGGAAGAGGTCGAAGTCCTTGCGCATCTCCTTGGTGGAGCGGTTGGCCGACTTCGACAGGATCGGCAGCTTCGCTTCGAGGTGGTCGAGCCCGTCGGAGAGGGCGCCGAGGAAGGCTTCACGGCCGGGTTTCGACAGCGACTCCCACCGTTCTTTGACGTTGTCGAGGCCGCGGACGACGTTGACGGCCTCCTTGCCGGCGCTCTTCTCGGCGGCGAGGAGTTTGCGACCTGCGGTTTCGGCCTGGGTCGACTGGACCCCGTACGTTTCGACAGCTTCGATGTAGGAGCCCTGCGCTTTGGTCAGGTCTTTGAGGGCGCCGACGGCCGGTGCCGCGACCGCGGTGATGCCGGCGATCCCGACCGTCGCCATCCCCCCACCGCCGACCGCCAGGGCGCCGGCGCCGAGCGCCGCCTCCGACAGGGACGCCGCGAGCGCGCCCGTGGCGCCCGCGAGGGCAAGGACCTCGGGACTGGCGAGCGCGATCAGCGACGGCAGTTTGCCGAATGGCATGGCGATGCCGAGGAGGTGCGAGCCGAGCCCGCCACCGCTGGCCGAATCGATTTTCCGCTTCAGCGCCGCGACCTCGGCGAGGGCGCCGGCGAAGGAGTTCTGGTCGACGTCGGCCTTGACCGTCTGGGAGATCGGCCGGGAGGTCTCCACGCGTGCGCGGTCGATGTAGGCCTGGTACTCCTCGAAGCCCCGGCCCTCGACGTTGGCCTGCAGGTTCGCGGTCGCGTCGTAGCCGGAGACGCGCTTCAGGTTGCCCTCGAAGGCATTGATTTTCGCGTTGGCCGGAGGGATGCCCTCGACGGCCACTCTGACTTTGAGTTCAGCCGCTGGGACGATCGGGATCAGCGCTCCTGTGCGTTGACGTTGGTGGAAGGTCGGAGTACTCTGAGTGGGTGAGATTCATCGCGCGAACGGGCCGCTCGACCGGCGTCTCCGTCGGTCCGGTAGGCCTGTTCTTCCTTGCGATCGGCTGGGTGTTCCTCGCGGCGCTCGTCGCCATCGGCTTCGTGGTGACCTGCCTCGGCATCGCCGCCGCATGGGGTCTGGATGAGGTGCGCGACCGGCGCCGCCGACCGAAGTCGACGACGCCGCGCCCCGCGCCGGGGGTCGAGCCATGGGCCCGTGGTCACCGGGAGGTCACGGCGACCGAGCGGGGCCATCATGGCCCAGCGCCGTTAGCGACCGTCTTCGGCCGCCATCCGCGCCTTTTCGTATTCGTCGTGTTCGACCGCCGCGAGCTGCTGCCAGGCCACGTACTCGCGGTGGTTCATCGTGCGGTCGAGCTCGGCGACCGTCCGGCCCAGCTCTTTGGCGAGCCGGAACTTGAACCTAAGATCCGTCCTCTGCAGGACGAAACTCTTTGCGCGTCGCGCGCGCCTCCTCGGTGGAGCCGATCAGCTCGGCGAGCTTCAACTGCACCGCGTCGTAGGCGGTCGTCGGCAGCTTGCCGACGAACTTTTCCGCCTTCGCCGGGGTGAGCTCCGGCTTGACGACGATCGCGGCGAAGCCCGCGGCCATCGACTTGAGGGTCGGCTTGAAGTTGCCGTCCTCGTCGCGCATCGACGGCAGTTCCTGCCGCTGCTCGACCGTCATCGGGCGGACGACGATCGAGCCGCCCAACTCGGGCAGGTACAGCGCCTCTTCGGCGAACTGGTAGCGCGTGGTGTCGGCGATCTCCTCCTCGGTGAGGATCTTCGCCTCGGGCTTCTCGATGACGGAGGTGTCCTTGTCTGCCATCTAGGATTCCAGCGCTTCCACTTCTTCTTTTTTTTCGAGACGCTGGATGCCGTCTTCGTCGGAGTTTTCGAACGTCACGTCCGTCGTCGACGCGGCCCCCACCGACCCGTTGATCGGGTTGTAGTTCGGCAGCACCATCCCCGCGCTGGCGTAGGCCGGGTTGGTTTTCGACACTTCACCCGTGTTCGGGATGACGACGACCGGGAACGGTTCGTTCGACCCGACCAGGGCCGAGAGCGTCGCGTCGACTTTCGATTCGGCGAAGTCCTGGAACAGGGTCACCGTGATCTGGCCGTCGGGGATTCCGAGCAGCTTTTCTTTGCTTTTGGCCTTCATGCCGGTGACGTCCTGAACTTCGGTGGTCTGCGGCACGCCGACCTGCTGGACGTAGTTCGAGAAGTCCACGCCGTTGACTTTCACGGTGACGTCTCTGAGGATCTGCTTCCCCATTTTGGCTACTCCTTCTTCTCGCCGCCCGCAGGCGCGGCGAGAACGCCGCCCTTCGGCGCAGCCGGTTTTCCACCGTCCGCGTGTGCGGGGGTGACGGTCTTCAGGGCGCCGCTCTTCAGCAGCCGCGCCCGCTGGACGGGGTTGAGGTCGGCCTCGAACTTCGTGCCCGGCGCGTGGTCGAACACGGAGACGGGACCCACCTCGTAGGTCTCCTTCGCCATATGTGGCCCTTTCGGGGTTGGGGGTTAGGTGACGTCGACCGACCACTCGGCACCGAGCACGGGCCCGGCCGGGGTCGGGAAGATGCGGTGGCCGCTGTGGCGGGCCACGAAGAGGCTGGCGACGGCGCCGCCGAGGGTCGGGTCGGCGTCGAGCGCGGCCCTGATCGACAGCTCGCCGTCGTCGTCGAGCATCGCGTCGAGCCGCTCGATCGTCGCCTCGTCTTCGGGGTCGCCGACGAGGACGCGCAGGGCAAAGGTCTCGGTGCCCTCGGCGTACTTGGAGCCGGCGGAGAAGGCGCGCGCTTCGGGCGCGATCTCCTCGACGGCGGCGGCGAGCGCGCGGCGGATGTCGGTGGTGCGGCTCATGGGGTCGGTTCCGCGTGGATCCGGTACATGCCGCCGACCTGGAAGACGATCCCGCCATTGTCGGCGCTCGCGGGCAGCGGGGGGATGTCGCTCTCGCGCCGCAGGTACATCAGGCGAGCGCCTTCGATGTCCATCGTCGCGTCGTTCAGCAGCTCCTCGCAGCGGGCGTCGATCGCCTCTGCGGGCGCCGCGTCCCCTCCACGGCAGACGCCCTTGACCGTCCAGACCTGGTTGCGCCAGAAGTCGCGCATCGACCAGACCGGGACGCCGCTCTGCCGGTGGAAGACGACGAAGGGGTAGTCGGCGGTCTGCGGCGCCATGCCGTGGTGGACGCCGCCGGTCGCGAGCGCGCACAGCGCTTCGTCGCCGGAGAGGAGGCCGCCGATCGCGGCGCGGATCGGATCGGGCGTCGCGCTCACCGGTAGATCCCCCCGGCCCGAATCTCGAAGCCCTCGCGCGCCGCCTCGAGCGCCGGGATCAGGTACGGGCGCGCGGACATCCCTTTCCAGTCCTCGGAGTAGGTCAGGAAATCGGGCTTGCCCGGAAACTCACTGGCGGCGCCGCGCTCGCCCGTGCCGAACTCGACGTAGGGGGCATAGGTGACCGCGGTCCCGACCTCACCCTCGAAGCCGTCGGTGTCGGCCTCGATGCTGCCGACGAGGTTGCCGGTGACCACCGAGCCGTTCTCGACCAGGTTGCGCTTGGCGCCCGCCTCCACCTCCATACAGGTACGGGTGACGAGGTCGCGGCCGCGGAGGGTGGCGCCCTTCGTTATCTCGCCGATGCGGCTGGTGAGTTCGACCGACATCAGCCTTCCCCTTCGTCTTCGATCTCGATGTCGCCAGTGGCCACGATGCAGTGCAGCTCCCGGCCGAGCTCGATACTGCGCCGGCTGACGGCGATGACCTCGTAGCGACCGTGGTCGGTCGTCTCGACCTGGTCGCGCTCGCTGATCTCGGTCCCGGCGGGCAGCACGATGAAGTCGGTCGTGCGGTCGTCGATGCGGTCTCCGGGGTTGCTGACACCCTCTCCCCCACCCGCCGGACCGAGCGCGCAGCGCAGTTCGGGACCACGGGTGTAGACGACGGTCCGCCCGCCGATCCCGTTGTCGGCTTCGGCGCGGGTAAGCACATGGCAGGGCTCGACCAGCAGGGGCTTGACGGCGGCGTCCACGGCCGCCTGGGAGAAACCGGGGATGGCCATCAGTCGATCCGGTGCTTGTCGAACTGGCGGCGCCGGAAGGCGGGCTGTGCGCGGTCGGCGTCCTCGCGGCGGGCGGCCTTGTCGGAGCGGCTGATGCCGCCGGCGAACGGCGCGGCGTTGTTCCCTGCGATCTTGGAGCGGAGTTCGGCGGCGCAGTTCGCGAGCGCTTCGGAGGAGCCCGTGTAGGAGATGCTGAGGTCGCCCGTCGACACGTTGGCGAGCTGCGCGTAGCGGCGCGACAGCGACTCCAGGCAGGCCGCGGCGGCGCCCTTCACGCTCCCCTCGGCGTCCAGCGCGAATTCGATCTGGGCGTCGGTCAGCGCCGGCGCGTCGGCGTCGAGGTCTCCGACTTCGAACCGGACCGCCTGTAATTCATCTGCGCTCGCTGCGGCGAAGGTCTCCGTCGTCAGCGGCGCCGCAGTGGATGCGCGGGCGCCCTTGCGCGGGCGCCTCATTTTTTGGACCCCGGTGCCGGGTGGATCGTGAACTCGTCGCCTTCGACCCAGAACTCCTTGGGCGGCGTCGAGGCGGCGTCGATGACGACCTTCAGGTAGGACGTGTAGGTGTCCGCCGAGCCCGACGCCGTGTCTTCGGCCGCCAGGACGTATTTCCAGTTGTAGCCCAGCGGGGAGGCTTTGTCGGCTTTGGCTTCGGCGTCTTCGGAGGAGAGCGCTTCGGCTTCTCCTTCGATCACTTCCCCGATGGTGGCGGCCACGGCGAGGAAGAGAAGTTCGTCGGCGCCGCTCAGGTCCATCAGCGATTCGCCGTCGGTCTCAAGCGCCGCGCCTCGGATCGGCGGGTAGGTGTCGCCCTCGAACAGTTTCGGTTCAGCCATCGAGGATTACCTCCGGGTCGTGCGGGGCGAGGATCAGGGACGGGGCGCGGTCGGCGAGGACCATCGTCGGGGCGCGGTCCGCCAAGGCGAGGGAGGGCGCGCGCCCTCCGAGCACGAGTCTCGTCGGGCGGTCGACGGGCGGTAGTTCGGGGCTGACGACGTGCCAGCTGTCGATCCCGGTGCCGACCAGCGCGAGTGCGCCGTCAGCGGCATCCTCCGCCTCCAGAGCGTCCGTCCCGGTGATGTCGAAGGTCAAGGTCACTGAGTCGGCGTCCGAGGCGCCGAACGCCTCCGCGCCGGTCCCGACGAGGGCCATCACCGCAGTGCCGGAATCCTCAGAGCTGGAGCGGAATTCGTCGCTGCCCGAGCCCGTGAGGGTGAGGTAGCCGACCCCGGCGTCCTCGGCCAGCGCGGCGTCGGCGCCGGAACCCGAGATCTGGATCGCGCAGGATCCGGCGTCGTCATATTCGACCGGTTCGGCCTCTTCTTCCCCTTCTACTTCGAAGACGACGTCGACGCCGTAGTTCGTTTCGTTGAACTGTTCCGAGGGCATGGCCAGCGCGGCGCCGACCTTGAACCGCCCGTTCCCGCCGGGGACCGATCCACCTTTCGGGGCGATCATGATCCCCGGCACTTCGGCCGCTTTGGCGAAATAGTGCGCCAATGCCCAGTAGGCGGGGCCGCCGGTCAGCCGGTCATGCAGGTAGCCGACCACGTAGACGTTCCCCGGTTTCAGGGTCGGCGGGACGGTTATCGCCGCTTCGACCCACTGGGACGCCGCAGGTTCTTCCGTGACCGCCGATAGCCCTTCCCCGATGAGGTCCCCGGTCGAGCGCTCCCAGATCCCGACCTTCACCGGCCAGGTCATCGTGGCGCCGGCGTTCTTCGGGAAGTAGAAGCGAACCGCCTTGCCTTTGCCTTCGACCAGGACTTCGAAGGCCACGCCGAACGTGTAGTCGGTCGCATCTCCCGTCACGGCGGCGCCCCCGAATGAGGGCGGGTCCGTCGTCCCGAAGAAGGTGTAGGTGGCCATTGCGCCTATGGCCTCGGTATGACGGCTCCGGTGTCGTCGTCCACGTTTCCCGACCAGGTCACTTCCTTGCCGAGCGTGTAGGCGAGGCCGTAGTAGCCGTAGCCCGGGAAGTAGGCCCTCGAGAAGTGGTTGTCCACGATCGTGCAGGAGCCGGTCGTCGCCGACTTCGCGTTGCAGCCGAGCATGTAGCCGCCGCCGGCCAGGAGCGAGTCTTCGACCACCACGTGGTTGTTCGAGCAGTCCCCGAAGATCAGTGAGGTCTCGCCGTGTTCGTTCAGCAGCGTCGAGTCCCTGACCGTCGCGTCCTCGTCGCAGAGATAGACGTTCTCGGAGTGGTTGCCCGGATAGGAGGCGTCCACGATGACGTAGGAGCCTTCGATCGTCACCGGCCCCTCGATGTTGTCGGGGGTGCCATGGACGAAGGATCTGATGATCTTGAAGCCGGAGTTCGCGTAGTGGTTCCACACGTTCGACTGCGGCGCGTTCGTCTTCGACCCGTTCCCGGCCAGCTCGGAGTCTTCGATCGTGACATCGTCGGCGCCTTGGGCCAGGCTGACCCCGGTGGTGCCGCCGCCTCCCGCGGTGGGCTTCACGACCGAGTCCACCAGCTTGCCTCCACTGCCGGTGAAGATGACGCCCGTGGCTTCGACTCCCGAGACCGTCTGGCCGGCCTTGACGGTGATTTCGCCGACCTTGCGGAGCGCGGTGCCCGCGGGGACGCCCACGGTGCCGGGGTCCGGGTAGCCGCAGGCGCTCGGGTCCGGGAAGCAGTGCAGCGAGCGCGTCGGTTCTTCGTGGGGAGGTTCTTCGACGGGCTGTTCGGAGCTGCCGCGAGGGCCTTCAGGGCCCTGCGGCCCGGCGATGCCCTGCGGCCCCTGCGGCCCCTGCGGCCCGACCGCCCCGGCGGGACCTGATGGCCCGGGCTCGCCCTGCGGACCTGTGGGACCCTGCGGTCCGGGCACTGGGGCGCGGGCTTCGAGGGCCGCGATCCGACCTTCAATCCTCGCGACCGCCGCCCAGAGGTTCTTCCCCTGCTGGGTGACGCGCGCGTCCTGATTTCGGTCCCGTTCCTGCTGGTTCGTTGCCCCGACCACGACGGCCGGGGCGATCACCAGCGCCGCGACGAAGAGGGCGAGTGCGAGAAGCGTCTGGCGCTTCATCCGGCTGCCCTCGCACGGACGGTCGGGGTGAAGCTCTCGGTGGTGTTCGCCGCGTTCATGACGCGGGCGGCTCCGCCTGCCTGCAGGTTCCAGGCGGCGATCAGTTTCGCGCCGACCGACATCACGCAGCTTTTGACGCCGGCGGGCCAGTCGGTCGCGTCGCCGGTTTCCCAGGTCTGTTTAGCGAGGGAGATCGCACCGTCTTCGGCGCTCGGCACTTCCTCGGTCTGGGCTTCATAGCCCGTGCCGGCTGCCACGCCGTAGCCGCCGGCGTGGGTGGTTTTCGCGGTGAATTCGTCCACCTCTTTCGTGGACAGATCGAAGCTCGCCATCTGGCCAGGGAGGCCGTTGAGGACGAGCGTGTCGCCCTCTTCGAAGGTGATGGAGTCGGCCATCGTGAACTACCTCTCCGCCCCACGGCCGGGTTGCCGCAGGGCACTCATGGGGGATTGGGCTACTCGCCGTCGCCGGTACTCTCGGCGTCGGCCAGGGCCTTCTCGACCGCGGCGCGGCCACGGACCTTCGAGCCGTCGGGCAACTCGTAGTAGCCGCCGCCGAGGGGCTTGGCCTTCGACAGCAGGTCGTCGTCGACAGGCGGCGCCGGATCCGGCGGGAGGTCGCCGTCGGACTCCGACTCGCCGTCGCCGGTACTCTCGGCGTCGGCCGCGTCGCCGGGCGTCTCTGTCTCGGTCTCCGCGGGCTGCTCGCGCAGCTCGGCGACCTCGTCGGCCAGAGCTTTGGCCGACTCGACCAATGCGGCGTGCTCGGCCTTCAGGGCCTCGTAGGCCTCGGCCAACTCGGCGTCGGACATCTCCTCGGCCTCTTTGACCTCAGCAATCTGGCCCAGACGGAGGAGGGACGCGTAGTTGCGCCCCTCCTCGTCCGGCACCGGCTCACCGGGGGCGATCGTCCCGTCGCCCCACTTGAGGTGCTGTCGGGCGACGTAGCCCATCAGGCGACAACGTCCTCGAAGAAGATGCCGAGCTCGGAGGCGACGACTTTCTGGTCGGACGCCTCCTTGATCTGCATGACGTCGGAACTCGCGAGCCCGTCGCGGCCGCGCTGGATGGTCCCGCCGAACGCGTTGGTCTCGCCGGGGATCAGGCCAGTCCACGCGAACGTGTAGCCGCCCGAGGGCTGGTCGATCGCCGGGGCGGGCGCCGCGTAGACGAGGAGCATGTCCTTGCGGCCGACGATGAAGTCGATGGCATCCGCGGCCCCCTCCTTCGCTTTGTTGATGACGCCACCCGGCACGAGGACGCGATCCACGCCGAAGAGCTCCGCGAGGAGCTCGGCGGTGACGATCCCCCGCTGGGTGTATTTGATGACGTCCTTCACCTCCGGGTGGTTTTTGATCTTCCGAAAGGTGTCGCGACCCAGGACCAGCGTGTTCGGCTCGTAGCCGGTGGTGCTGGCGATTTCATCGCGGTTCTCGTCGATGAATTCGATCGGTTCCGAACCCGACTGGTCGAACTGCAGGAATTCGCCTTCGCCCGGTTCTTTGGCCTTGCCTTTCAGGTCCAGGCCCCAGACCCCGGTCTTGAAGAACGCTTCGGTCCAGAGCCGGTCGTTGTGGATCATCACCTGCGTGGTGAGCAGGTTGGCGGCGGCCTTGTCCGGGTCCATCGGCTGGTCCGCGTTTTTGCGCGTCCGGTCGTCGATGGTGGTCTCCAGGCCTTCCTCCTCGCAGAGATAAGTGCCCTCGGACTTATTCACCCCGGCGCTCGGCGGGCGGCCACCGAGCGGACGAGGGCCGACCTCGTCACGGAAGAAGGACCCCTTGTCCCAGATTCCGTATTTGTCCGAGGCGTTGTTGACGCCGACGATCGGGAAGACCTGTGGCGCAACGAATTTGCGCGGGTCCTGCGCCCAACCGACCGACATGTTCGTCAGCCAGCGGTCGACGTGGAGGTCCGCCGGGCCCGGCTGATCCTTGTTGATTTTCGTGACAGCGCTCATGAGCGTTATCTCCTTCTGGGGTCAGCCGGGGCTACGCGCGCCCGGCGGTCGGGGTGGAGAGGAAACGGGCGAGCTCGCCGGCGGCGGCCTCCTCGACAGCGAGTCCGATCACGCGGGAGCCGAGGGCTTCGACTTTTTCTTCCTCGATGACGGTCGCGGTGGCGGCGACGAGCTTGCCTTCCGCACCCGCCGAGACGAGTTGTCCGGCTTTGATGTTCCCGCCGGCGACTGCCTTCGGTTCACCGCCGTTGGCATAGGTCGCCTGCGCACCTTCGGGGGCGTTCTCCTGGAGGGAGAACGCGATGTCTCCGGCTCCGGCGAGGACGAGCTTTCCGGCTTCGTTCAGCTTGACCAGGCGGAACTGCTTCGTCGACAGGTCGGCACCCGCCGGGGCGGTCGCGAGGTGATGGGAGGCTAGGCGCTGGGTGGCCATTTGAGGTTCTCCTTCTGGGTTGGCCGGGGCCGCCTAACGGCGGACCTCGGCGAGGTAGGCGGCCTGCAGCTCGGGGTTTTCGTCCCCGGCCTTTTCGAGGGCCTGCTCCGGGGTGAGCGAGGAGTCGGACTTGCGGATCTCCTCGGCCTTCTGCTTGAGCTGGGCGAAGGCGTCCGCACCCGGCTCGGTGACGCCGTCGGCGCCGGCGGTCGAGAAGAGCTCGCCCTTCTCGATGCCCTCGTTGGTGGCCTTGAGCAGCGTCTCCAGGGCCTCGTAGGACTCCTTGGGCAGCTTCTCGCTGGCTTCCTTCAGGATCGGTCCGAGGTCGTCGGCTTTGGTCGGGAGCGAGTCGAAGGCCTCGGCCTTGGCGACGAACTCCTTATCGAGGCGCGCGTCGCGCTCGGCGTCTGCCTTCGCGATCGCTTCGTCCGCCTTCTTCTGGGCGGCAGCGGTGGCGTCTTCGGCCTTCTTGAGGGCGGCCTTGGCGGCCGGCGACAGGTCGGCCTTCTCCAGCTCGGCCTTCTCGGTGGCCTTCTCGATCGCGGCCTCGACCTCGGCGACGGCGTCCTTGGAGACGCCCGCCTTCTTGAGGGCGGCGACGAGCTCGGAGGCGTTCTTGGCCTCCAGCGACGGGCCCTCGGCCTCGGGCAGCTCCAGCCCTGCGGCCTTGACGACATCGGCGACGATCTCCGGGGTCAGGTCGCCCTTGTGGGTGGCGAGCAGGCGGGCGACGCCGTCCAGCGCGAGCGCGGCCTGCTCGGAGTCGGCGGCCTTCTCGACGAGGGCAGGTAGCGTGTCGGCCTTCTCGACGGCGTCGCCGAGCTGGTCGATCAGCTCCTTGGTCAGTTTCGACATGCGGTGTCCTCCTTCGGACGGGTGATCGGAGTCGCGCTTCCACAGGTAGAAGCGCATGGGTTCGGACTGCTCGACGGCGTCACGACAGGCGGCCCTGTCGACCAGCGACACGAACTCGACGTCGAGACTCTTGAGTTGGGGCATGGGGCCTCCTTGGCTCGCGAGCGAGCCGACGGGAGTGGGATGAAGTGCATGGCGGGCTAGGCCGCGTCGACCCGTTCGGCGGTGCCGCCGATCGAGTAGCCGGTCAGTTCGCCCTTGACGATCTGCTGCCAGATGTCGGCGTCGGCGACGTGGCTGGCCATCACCCAGGAGCCCTTCAGGACCGGGCGGCCGTGGTATTCCATGTCGGACGGGGCGATGAAGCTCTCGACCGGGACGGCGCCTGCGGCCTCCTCGGAATGCTGCACGTCCTGTAGGCGCGACTCGGCGAGGTAGCGGTGGGCGGCCTGTTCGATTTCCGCCGCGGTGACGATGTCGCCCTGTGAGTCGGCGACGTCCGGCTGCATAACGACGCCGTAGACGATCTGCGCCGCGTCGTCCTTCCACAGCTCGGTCGTGAAGGCCTTGTCGACCTTCTCGGTCTTCGTGGCTTTCGACGGCGCCGCGGCGGACCCGGCGTCGGCGCGCTTCTGGAAGAGGGTCTTGAGGCTGGGCATGTCGCTCCTGTCGTGGGCCTTCTTGCCGATGAGGGGGAAGTCGAGTCGTTCGCCGGCGACCACCAGGGAGAGCGCGTTGAAGGCCAGCGCCAGATTCGGCACCTGCGGCTCGGTGTGGTCGTAGGCGAGCGTGATGTGCGGGGTGAAGCCGTGGTCGGTCGACGGCCGGAAGCCGGCGCCGGTGATCGCCTCACACACGCACTGGCGGAACTCGGGCAGCCCGGGCACGTCGGGCGACACGTAGGTGACCGGTTCGGGCCCGGCCGTGAAGTGGCCGATCCCTGCGATCTCGCCGGTGAGCGGCGGCAGCGACGCAGCGCACCCGGCGACGACGGTGGCCAGCGCTTCGACATTGCCGAGGTCAACGGCCGCGCCGAGGAAGGCGAGCGTCAGGTGTAGCTCCTCGGCCGGTTCGCCGCCGGGCTGGGCGATCGCCTCGGCGACCTCGCGCGGCGGGTAGAGCGCGACCATCGCGCCCGTCTGCTGCTCGGCCTTGGTGAGGAAGGCCACGGTCATCCGATCAGCAGCGCCAGCGCCGCGACGACCGCGATATGCCACACCTGGTCGTTCCAGATCCGCACGTCGGCGCCGATGTCCATCAGAGGGAGGTGGCTCGGGTCCGGTTGCGTCTGCCGGATCAGCTTCGACCACGCCTGCACCGGCCAGCGCGTGTCGATGATCAGGTGGGTGATGCCTATGGCGAGAGCCCCGTACCAGGGGAAGACGAGGAGCTGGGCGGCGCCGTGGATTCCGGCGTGGACATATGCCGCCGGGTGGCGATCCCACCACGGCCCTTCGCCGCGCATTGGCAGGAGGTATTCGTCGCCCGTCAGCGAGTTTTCGCTGTACACCGTGACGGCACGCGGGCGGCGCTTCATCTTGTTCACCGCCATCCACTCGTTCTGGCCGAGCCAGTCGAAGACAAGGTGGACGACGACGCCCCAGATCAGCAGATCAGTCGCGCTCATGCGCCGCCTCCGAACACCGGGAGGAGCTGAAGCGTCCCCTGCGGGTGCTCCTTCGCCGCGATCTCCCGCGCCTCCTCGAAGCTGACCTTCTTGCCGTTCCGCGCTTTGCACTCGGCATCGGAGGTCGCCAACAGACCGTCCATCAGCTCAACGCCGGTCACTTCCGGGTGGGCTTCGTAGGCCGCCAGCGAGGTCAGCCGCTGCGCATTCGCCGTCTCGGTGCGGGCGATCAACTGCGACCGGTAGGCCGACCCTGCCTTGTGGAACTTCCCGGCCGGGACGTAGCTGCGGATCCGGTCGGCGGCTTCCTTCCATCCCTCCTTGGCCTCCCGCGCGTCGGCGAGGGCCTTGAAGATGGAGTCCTGCAACTGGTCTTCGATGTCGAGCATGCCGACCCGCAGGCCCCCGTCGCGGAGGATCTGCGCGCGCTTGGCGGCGGTCAGCTCCACCTCGGTCGAGCGCCCCTCGGCGCCGAGTGAGTCCTTGAAGGTGGAGATGACGCGTTCGGCGACCTTTCCGTAGTGGCCGAACCATTCACGGGCCAGCTTGCGGGCGAAGCCTGCGAGGCCGACCTGCGCGATGACGCTGCGCGCCGTGGTCCGGTCGTCGTCGGTTACCTCCTTGCGGACGGTCTGTTCATAGGCCCGCGCCGCCTCCTCGCCGAACTCGCGCAGGGCCTCCGATGAGGTCCGCGCCAACGATCGCTCCAGCAGGTGCCCGTCGGCGACATAGGCCCTGCCGAGCGCGGGCATGTCATCCACACCCGGCCCGGTGTCCGCCTTCTCCGCCTCCACGGCCGCCGGCGTCGGCAGGCCCGCTTCGCGGAAGAGCGCGGCGAGCAGGTCGTTGTCGGGCCAGATGACGGCACCCGAGAGCGCCATTCGTTCGAGCATCAGCGTCACCGCGTCGAGGTCCATCCGGCGGGTGGTGCCGTGGACCAGCTTGGGCGGATCCTCCACGCTGAACCCGTTCAGCTTCAGCAGGCGTGGGATCGCGTAGTTGTTCATCACCGCGGCGATGCCGTCGAGCCAGGCGTCCACGGCGGCGCCGAAGATCTGCGACTTCACATCGAGCATCGAGTAGCTGCCGACCTTGTCCTGGCCGATCAGCAGCATGTCGGCGAGGATCGTGGTGGCGATGTCGAGTTTGTAGCGGCGGATCACCTGGTCGGTGTCGATCTGCCGTGACCCACCGGTGGTGGCGAGTTCGAACTCCCACCCCGCCGGGATCAGCAGGCCCTCGTCCTCGTCGCGCTTCACCGTGGTGACGAGATCCTGCGCCGCATCGACGATCGCTTTGTTCGCCTCGGCCTGGAAGTCGAAGCCATCGGGGGCCTTCAACGTCGGGATACCCGCGAGGTCGCGCTCGATCCCGATCGCCTCGATCTCTTCGATCGTCTTCTTGCGGTACCACGCGACGTAGGCGTTGCGGAGCATGGAGCGGCCTTCGGGATTGCCCTTGGTCGTCTCGGTGCGGAACAGCAGCGCCTTCTCCATCGGGATGGTCCGCAGCCCGCCGGTGGGCGGTAGTTGCTCCATCCCTTCGATGCCGCCGGTCTCATCGATCAGCCAGCGCGAGAGCGTCTCCTGCGCGCGGATCGGGAGCTTGCGCCAGCCGATCTTGCCGTCGTTGAACTTCGAGGTCGGGAGGGGGCGGCCGTCAGGGCCTTTGCCCCTGGGTTCGGGCCCTTGGCGCTTCTTGTAGACGATCTCCGACAGCTCCCAGCCGTACTGGAGCATCGTCATGACCTCGGAGATGAAGTCCTCCCAGGTGCCGGACATGTCGTCCATGCACTCCTCGACGAACTCGGCGGCGGCGGGATCGGCTCCCTCCTCCACCGTCCATTCGACGCCGCGGGCGAGCATCTTCACCGCGAAGAGCAGCGCGCCGACCGTCGCGTCGTTGTCGGCCATCTCGCGCCAGACCCTGGCGGCGCGGCCCTGGCCGGCGAGCTGGCGCAGCCACTCCTCGGCGACGAAGCCGCCGTACTGGCGCAGGCCGGTGACGCCGAGCTCGGCGAAGGCCTCAGACGGCGCCTTGTAGACCGCCTGGCGCCGCTTCTGGACGAGGGACGGCATCACGCCGTCAGCCACGTCGGGCCTCCTCGCGCTCACGTCGCGCGAGCCGCGTCCGCCGGCGCGCAGCCTTGGCCTCGTCGCGCTGATGGCGCGTGCGGTTGTCGGCGCGGGTGCGCTTGGCGTGGCGGGACATGGTCCTCCGGTCGGTGTGGGGGTCTAGTGGCCGGGCGCCCGCTGGTGGCGGAGCGCTTCGGCCCACTCGGGGGAGATGCGGCGCGGCGGTGCGGGCTCGGTCCTCGCGGGCCCGGGCTTCGCCGCGGCGGCCCGGTCCATCTCGTCGATCAGGCGGCGGGTGCAGGCGCGGCACGAGCAGTTCGGGATCGCGAGGCCGGTGTGCAGGCACATCAGCCCGACCGCCATCACGCCCCCACGTACTCGCGACGCTTCTCGGCCACCATCTCGGCGATGGGCGGCGTCTTCGAGTGGTCGCCGTCGCAGACGAGGCGGAACCGCCCGGTCGGCAGTGAATCGTCCGGGCGGATAGGCACACCCCGGAAGTCATCCCAACCCAGGCGCTCGACCTCGAAGGGGTTCAGGAGGATCGCGGTCAGGGGCGAGCCGCAGTTCCCGTTGTGCTGCACGACCGCCGCCTGGAGGGCGGCGAGGTTCTTGGCGGCGGCGCTCACGCGGGCACCGGCGCCAGCGGGCCGCCGAAGTGGTGACGGGCGCGGTCGAGCAGGCGCCCGAGCGCTCCGCCGATTCGCCTGCGTGCTCCGTGCATCTCACCCTCCCTCGGGTCGAAGTATTCGCCGGGCGCCCTGACCCGCGGCTCCAGCAGGTCGCGCGCGCATGGAGTGGGTCGCTTCGTCCGCTGGCGCTCCACGCCGCGGCCCGGCCTGTGTGGGTATCTCGGTGAAGTTGTCAGCCCACCCCGCGGTGACGGCTCGCGCGCTTGCCGACTATCGGCGCGGTCACCGGTGGCCCCTGCAGGTAGGACATCGCCTGGCTCATCGCGTCCACCTGGTCGTCGTGCGCGCCGTTGGGGAAGACCGCATGCTCGTGCATCCATTCGTCGACGCGCGTCGGCTCGAACTCCAGGCGGCGGTGGTTGCCGGCGTCGTCGGTCCACTCGATCGGCGGCGGGCACGGGATGAACTCGGCGTCGGGCAGGTAGATGTTCCCGGCCTCGGCGATCGGTTCGGCGGCCGCGGCGCGGACCTCCTTGCCGCCTTCGGGCTCGACCGGGATGAGGCCGGTGATGGTCGCGCTCAGCGTGTCGATGACGGCCTTGCCGTTGGCCTTGGCCTCGACCAGCTTCGCGCCGGTGGTGATGAAGGAGTCGAGCGCCTGCACGGCGCGCAGCGATTCGGTGAAGCTGAGGCGTGCCCGCACCTGCGCCAGCAGGTAGCGGTCGGCGCCCTTCGCCGCCCACACCTGGCCGACGACGTAGGAGGACGACTCCGACTGCGACTCGCCGAAGCGCATGTCCCACGAGGCGATCGTCTTCTCCAGGCGCATCGGCAGCGTCTCCTCGCGCCAGCGCTTCCACCAGTGCCGCTTGAACATCCCGCCTTCGGCCGGGGCCGGGCGCTGCTGTAGCTGCCCGGCGTAGCCGTAGGAGCCCTGTTCCTTCAGGAGCTCGGCAAGTTTCTCGTGGCCGAGGCGCACCGGCTCGAGCAGCTCGCCCTCGCCCTTGCGCCGGTCGCCCGCCAGCTCCCACCCGCTCGGCAGGGTGACGCTCTCGGGGTAGACGAACGGGTGCGACGGCTCGTAGGTGGCCGGAAGGCAGAGGTGGTGCCAGTCCCCGCGCTCCAGCAGGTAGCCGGTCAGGTCCTCCTCATGGAGGCGCTGCATCACGATCACCGCGGCGGCCCGGTCGTTGTTGAAGCGGGTGGACATCGTCCCCGACCACCAGGTGTTCGCGTGCTCGCGCTTCGCGTCAGAGCGGGACTGGTCGGCGGAGAGGGCGTCGTCGACGACGATCCGGTCGCCACCCTCACCGGTGGCCATCGCGTCGACCGAGGTGGCGAGGCGGAATCCCGTCTCGGTGTTCTCGTATTTCCCCTTCGCGTTCTGGTCGGAGGTCAGCGTCCACGGCTCCGGCTGCAGCAGGCGCAGGACGCCCTGGTAGCCGATGCGCTGGAAGATCGTCCCCTCCTCGCGCCCGCCCTTCGATTCGATCAGGCGCCGCATCTTCAGCGAGTCGCGGAGACTCAGTTCCGAAGCGTAGGTGGCGAAGAGCCAGCGGAGCGAGGGGTGCTTCAGCCAGTCCCATGAGGGCCAGAAGACCGCGGTCGTCAGGCTCTTCATCGCCCGCGGCGGGATGTTGATGATCAGGCGGCGCAGCTCCCCGGCCGAGACGGCTTCGAGATGCTCGGCCATCACGTCCACATGCCAGCCGTCCACGAAGGGGGTGGCGGGCTCCAGGATCGGCCACGCCTCGCGGATGCAGGTGCCGAGGTTGGCGGCACAGGCCTGCGCCAGCGCGCGGTCCTCGTCGGGCGGCGGGTCGAAGATGTCGGCCGCGACGGCGAACGCGTCGGGCGGCTCAGTTCCTCCCAGCAGCATCGCGGGCCTCTTGACGTTCGGCGTGTTCGATCATCTCGACGGCCTCGCGCATCTCGGTGGTCCAGGGCACGAGCGTGAACGTGCCATCGTCGTCCGGCTCAGCGGCGCCGGTCCCGAGTCCTTCGACCTGCGCGGTCCGCCAGCGTCCGCCTTTGCGAGAGGGCTTGACGGAGAGGACAAGCCAGCACGATCCGGTCGTCTCCCGGATGACGATGTCGCCCTCTTCGGGAAATGCCTCATCGGGCCATTCGAACCAGAGCCAGCGGTGGACGAGGCCCGGGATGCAGCCCCTCATGCCGTCAGTTCCCGCCCCGCACTCGACATGCGCATCAGGTGCTTGCGGACGACTTCGGGGGCACGAGGGTCGTCGGCGACGTCGAGGTCGACGAGGATGCCCTTGACCGCCTCGGCCATGAGGCTGCCCTGCGCTTCGGCCACCCGCACCCGTCGCTCCTCGAGGCCGGCGGCGATCGCCACCTTGGAGTAGCTGACGAGGCGGTCCATCGCCTTGGCGCGGACTTCGATCCAGATGTGGAGGGCGGGCGGTCCCTTGGTGGTCTCGACGACGCGCTCGCTCAGGGACTCGGCGCCCTTTTCTTCCTTCAGCGGGCGGTCGACGACGGTCGTCACGGGCCCGACCGCGTCCTCGGGCTGGAGTTCGGCGATGCGCTCGGAGGCGTAGGCGACTTCGCCGCCGGTGATGCGGATGCACTCCAGCAGGGCGACTTCCGGGGTCAGGTTCTCCAGCGGGGCGCCCATCACCGCGGCCTCGCGGCGGGCGAGCTGGACGGCGCCGGTGACTTCGGCCTGCGGGGAGGCGCCGCCGTGCTGACGGCAACGGCCGATGCCCTTATGGCTCGTGCCCCAGCCTGCCGTCCTGCCACAGGGCTCGCCCTGACGGTTCTCGGCGCCGCAGTACTTGGGGTCGGCCGGTTCCATGAGGTTCAGCCGTGCTGCCGGATGACGGCGGTCCCTTTCGGCAGGGTCGCCAACCCGGGGCCGTCGGGGCCAGCGACGATGCCGCCTCTCGCGTAGTCCCCATCCAGCCCACGCCGACTAGGCGTCAGCGCCCGACCGGTGTTGGCCTCCACGGCTACGGCCCTGTCGTCCCAGAGCTCGACCATGTCGAAGTCCTTGACGCACGTCGCGGGGAGTGGGGTGCCGATGTGCTCGCGGGTCCACTCCCGGATCGCGTCGGCCACCTCGTCCCCGCCCTCGAACATCCTGGCGGTGAAGATGCGCACCTGTCGACCTTCGTCCAGCCAGCGCCTGACGCGGTCGACCATGGCGGGGATGGGGGCGCCGATGGTGGTCGGTCCCTCCCACTGGTCGTACTCGGCGAGGGTGCCGTCGAGGTCCACTCCGATCCAGCCGGGGTTCATCCGTCAGCCCCGCGCGCCAAGTCGAGCACTGCCTTGACCTCGGCAAGCGCCTCGCCGTCGACCTCGATGCTCTGCGGCATCAGCGTCAGGACGGTCGAGTTGATCTCGCCGACCCCCACTGCCAACTCCACCTTGGTGGTGAAGTCCGAGATGTCGTGGCCGTCGAGGATGACCTGCGCTCCTTCGCCGGTCGGGCCGTTCGTCTTGATCTCCAGCTTGCCGAGGCTCATGCGAAGCTCCAGCGCGCCACCCACGGGCCGTCTTTCGGGCCGGGCGTGGAGCGCACCACCACGCCTTCGCCGCGCAGCCGGTTGAGGATCCGGACCACCCGTGAGCAGTCGGTGCGTCCGGTCTTGCCCTGGGGCTCGCCGAGGCGTTCGGCGATGTCGTGGGCGGTCTCGTTGGGGCGGAGTGCTTCTAGCACCCGCTCCGGGGTGAGGTCGAGGTATTGCATTGGGAGCCTCCTGCGCCTGGAGCGGCGCTGGTTGTGAATCGAAGATGTCCCAGCGGATGGGCGCCGGGATGTCCGGCGGTTCTGCGCTCTACGAAGCGCTTGACAGCCGCCGTGGGTCGCGCGATGTCCGGGGCGATGTCCCAAGCGGCGGGCGCGGAGAAGTCGGGCCGCCGCGGTCCGTGCCCTTCGAGCGCGGCGGATGCTTATGTCGGCGGGCGTCCGGCTGCCACCGGGACCGATCTGTCGAGGGCACGACCGATACGCAGCCACCGGGCACCCGCTGTGGGCGTGCCGAGCAGAGGGCTGCGTCGAACGGTCCGCCGAGCCGGGTGAAGAGGGCCGGTGGCTCAAGGCGGACCGAGAGGGCGGACGCGCTCGCCTCCGGGCTGGCAGGAGTTGACGAGGCTGCGCGTCCTATGGCGACGGCGGGACTCGAACCCGCGATCTCCTGGTTATGAGCCAGGCGAGATGCCGCTTCTCCACGTCGCGTCGATGTATGCCAAGCGTCTCGCCTTCGACCACGCAGAAGTGGTCGGCATCGCTTGGGCTTACGCCTCTTCTCTCGTCCCTGTCAGAGCGAGTCGGCGCTTACTCGGATGAGGATCGATCCCGGTTGCGGACGTAGCTGTCCTACCTGCGGGAACGGGTGCAACGATAGCCATTGCACCCGGACGACTCAGTGGTTCTGGGCGCGATCTTGCAGGCCGAGCAGCTACAGGCTTCCGTAGAGCTTGCGCCGTTGGGTGCCCGTCATGGCGAGCAGCATCCCTGCGAGGCGCGCCCCATCGACGTCGGCCTCGTCGATCGCCGCGTGGGCGCAGAAGACGATGCTGCCCTCCTCCAGGTTGCCGTCGCCGAGCGCGATATGGAGCGGTCCCCAGACGTAGGAGCCGCGTTGTTCGAGTGCCGCGTTGTAGGCCTGGGCGAACTCCAGCACCTGCGGGACCGTCGGGCGGTCGCGGGGCTTGTCGGGGATCGGGCCGCGCGCCATCAGCGTGATGCGAGGCGCCCACGGACATGGCCTTTGAGCGCCACGCGGGTGCCCCCCATCGCCCTCAGCGAGGCTGCAAGGTTCGAGGCAATGCGCCTTTCGGCATCCTGGACGCTCTGCTCGGTGGCGAGGCGCGCCTGCTCCATCTTGAGGCGGTCGTTGGCGCGCCGGACCGTCTCGGCGTTGGGGAAGTCGGCGAGGGACATCAGGTTGCCTCGGCCGGCGCCCGGTACCGCTCGCGGATCTCCTCCAGAGTGGCTTCTGCCTCGCCCTCCCCGGCGCGGTTGTAGCGCACGAACTCCGCCGCAGAGTCATCGTCTCGGGCGCCGGGCCAGAGCGCGCTGTGCCCGCGTTGCTCGCACCGCTCCAGACGTTCGGGGGTCTCGTGCTCTCGGGCGCGGCCGTACTCATCGCGGAGGTAGGCGATCATCTCCTCGCGGGTCAGGATCCAGGTCACGGGCGCATCGACGACCGTTGACCACTCGACATACTCTTCGTCGGCGAGCTTGACTAGGCAGCGACCCATCAGCGCCGTGCCTTCCACCGCGCCAACTCGACACGTAGGCGCTTGATGGGTTCGCGGTGCCAGCGATAGGGAGGCTTCCACGGGGCGTGGCGGGTTGACCCGTCCGGCAGCAGCAGGACATCGCTCATCCAGTAGCCGGTGTTCGGGTCGAAGGTTGCGCCCGTGAGTCGGGAGTCGGTGCTCACCGTCGCCACGCCGAATGCCGGGGAATTGACCTCGTCGGCGGTGAACTCCTTGCCCCAGACTGACGGCTCGTGCGGGATCGTGGTCGACAATTCGGGAAGGCCGCCGGAGTCGTCGAGGGGGGTCATCGCCCTCAGCCTACGCCGCCACCGAGACGGCCTCAACCTGCTTCGGCAGGTAGCGCCGCACCGTGTTCACCGACACCCCAAGCTCCGTGGCGATCGCCGTCGGTCCCATCTCGCGTCCGGCCATCATCTGCACCTCATGGCGACGACGGTCCTCATCCCAGCCGTAGAACTCGGGCAGGGGCTTGCCGGTCTCCGGGTCGCGCTCGTTCCACTTCCGGGCCTTCTTGACCCACTGGACGGTGCAGCGCTCCAGGACGGCGACGAAGTGCGCGGGTTTGCCCTCGTAGAGGTCGACGATGCGCACCGCGGCGCGTTCCTCGACCTTGATCGGGTCTTCCGCGTCCCGGTCGTCCAACTTGCCTTCGCGGAGCGACACCCGGTGGGGAACGCGGAAACGGAAATCGAGGTACTCGACCTGCGCGAGCAGATAGAGGCTGCGCAGCTTGCCCTCGTCGCCGTCGGCTTTGGCCCGGGCGAAGTGCCAGGAGTACCACTCGAAGAGGGAGACGCGGTCTTTGTCGGGGGGCTTGGTCGGGTCGCCTCGGAGACCCACCCCCGCCGGCGCCTTGGACTTCGTCGCAGATTCGTGGACGCGGTTGGGGTCAAGGTTCTGCGTCGGGGCGTCGGCGAGCATCTCCAACTTGCCGAGGATCTCGTGGATCAGGTCGTCGATCACCGGCCCTCCCTCATCGCGCTCTCGACCTCCTCGACCAGGCGCCCCGCCCATCGCTGGTAGGCGCCGTCGAGATTCGCCGCAAAGGCGCGCAGGTCGCCGTGCTCTACCTCGAAGGCTCGGGCTACCTCGCGCTCGAACCGAAGCTGGCGCCACCACAGGGGCAGGGCGATGCCGACGGCCAGTGCGAGAGCACGCGCCAGCCTCAC